CGTTGAGGGTAAGCCATAGTACGGTTAATGCGGTTAGGAAGGATTTGGAGTCTGATGGACAGCTCGTCCAACAGAAAACAATAATTACCAAAGACGGCAAAGCCAGACCGCGCAAGGCTTTAGAGGATTCCGGCAAGAAGAATGAAACTGGAAACAATGGTGCAGAAAGTAGAAACGAGGGTGACAACAAAAACCTAAAAGCTGAGACAATACCGGAGTCGAAGTCGGAACAAATTTCTAAACAAGAACAGAAACCAGAGTTAAAACCAGAACCAGCCTTAAAACCGCATCCTTCTCTTGAAAAATGTTTAGACATTGCACAAAAAGTAAAAAGAGTAGCAGAAGAAAAAGGCGTGAGCGTGTGGAGTAAAGATATACCAAAATATCTTAATATTACTCCAAGTACAGCTAAGAGAGCATTGATGCGTGAAAATGTTCATAATGAATTTCCCGATCAAACAGATCATTTAAGCGTTGATGAGGCTTTGGCTATGGCTACCAAGCTAAGAAAAGAAAACGAATCAAGCAATATGATTGAGCGCAACCAAAAGGGGGTTGAAGAGGGGAACGCTTTTATTGCATGGGTGGAAGAAAAAGCTGTGGAATATGGATTATCTCCATCCAGCAGGGAACTTTCCCAAAAAATTAATATTGGCGCACATGCGTACCTAACAACAAAACGATATTTAAAAGCATTAAAAGATCACCCTGAATGGAACATATATCTTAAGAGTAAAATCTTAGAGCTATACAAAGAACAAAGGCTTAACGAAAATCAATATACTTCAAACCATACTGATTTTACTGAGCAAGAAAAAGAAGATATTGCATACATGGAGCAGCTTTATAAAACGGTTGACGAAGCATATTGTCTTCTTGCGAGAAGAAACGACGAAATACTAAAAGCATGGGGAAGATGGAGAAGAAAATTGTCAAGAGTGGAGGTGGTTTATGAATTAACTGGAAGGTTGGAAGATTTAAGGGATCTGTTACAAGAAAAACTACCGGATATTGTTGAGGAATTAAAAACAACCTCACCTATTAAAAATGAAAGGGATGGGTATATTGTCAACTAGCTATCTTTTAGGAATCAAAGGCGAATACAAACTGATTAGTATTAGTGATTTACTAAAAAGCCCCTTAAACATAAGGCAGCGTCTTGAGTCAAAAGAATTGCAGGAACTGTTAGAGGATATAAAGTCTAATGGATTAGCTTATCCGCTTATTGTTCACAAGAAAAATAAATCTTATTACGAAATAGTTGATGGGCACAGAAGATTCATGATAGCGAGAATGCTTGGTTGGGAAAATATAATGTGCTGGGTAAGCGACCATGTATTAACAACTGAACAAATTCTTACAATTATGCACTCCAGTGAAATCAAAAAAGCGTGGACGGAATACGACTTGGCAAAGTATTATTCAATGGTTTTCGCTAACTCCGACTCAATGACCTCTGCGGCTGAAAAAGTTCATAAATCTGTTCAGAAATTTAGAGAATATTGCGCTGTTGGTGACTTACCAGAAAAGACATTATCGGTCGCTATTAACCATGGAGTTCCTTTTAATTACACTGTCTTTTTAGCGGACAAGGTTGCTTCCAATGCTCTATGTAAGCACATATCTTGTAAAAAAGAAGAAATTGTTGATGCTCTGCTAAGGAAAATAATAGCTAAGAAAATAACCTCTATGACAGATTTCAGGATATGTGTTAAAAGTTTTCCATTTGTTAAGGCCGATGATTTAAAATTTTGGATTTTCAGTGATCAAGATTTGTTGGTTTTGCAGGCCATGACTGATAATTTGGATGGTCAAGAAAGTAAAAAAGTAAAATCCATCATTCACTCTATTGCCATGACAGAACATATATACAGAGAATCCAGCAATATGAGTATTGATGGAATAAACCGTATCAGGGAACAACTCAATGCTTTTCTGAAAGTGCTTAAAAGGGATGCGAACAAACTTAATAGCAGGGCAAGAAAAGAAGAGAAAGACTTAAAAATAGGCTAAAAAAATAACCGCAAACGCGGTTCCCCAATGACTATTTTACCATGCCGGAAAGTGATTTTCAATAGTCACTTTCTGGAACATTGATTCCAATATGAAAGGTGGTGAAACAAAGATGGCAAGCCAACAACCGGAAAACAGTGGCAGGTCCAATTTTCAATATTACTCTATTGATCATTTTAGGGTGCCACGCAAAAAGGATAATCTTCATGAAAATTACAAAGAGATCGAAAGAATCTCGAATGAAGTTGTTGACCTTATCCTAAAAAACAACCTAAGTTACGAAGAAGCCAAAGAAGTCCTCGAAGTAACTCAGGCGTTTATTGGAAAATGCAAGGTAGTGCTTTAAAAGATTTAATCCATTAATGAATTCTTTATTGAATCTAATCTATATGCAATATCGACTAAAACACAATCATAAATACCTTCACCGGAAATAACTTCGACATACCAAGCACAATCCTTGCTGCAGTTGGTATTACGCAATGGACAAATTTTATCAGGCATTTTTGCTAACCTCCCTCCCTGTAAATTTAATTAATCTGGACAACTGGTTAATTCTACAGGCGGGAAGGAAAATCCTACAACATCAAAAAGGTGGTGAAACAAAGATGACACCAGAACAACGTATTGAGCAGCTTGAAAAAGAAGTAGCCGAACTACGAAAAGCAGTCCAGCTAATAAATGACTTCGCCTTATTGGTTGCGGATAAACTCAAAGATCATAATGATGTTCTTTGTAAACACAATGATGTTCTTTTCATGTTTGGAACTAAATTTTCCATAACTTTACACCTCCCCTCCGTGAAGATTTTGGTAAACCAGACAATTATCAACTTCGACACCGGGGAGGAAAATCCTACATAAAAATTTTAAGGAGGTCCACATGAAGAATTTTCACTAGTCAATCAAATAGTCCACATACATCTCTCCTTTCTCAATAGTGGCCGGGTGCAATCCGGTCCGGCCACTATATATTTTTCACACTTTTAGGGGGTGATTGCATTGATAAATGCTCAAGATTGCAGAATTCCGGCGCAGTATAGGACAAGGGGACAGCGGTATGATGATCTTATTACACCGGAAAAGGATCAGGGCGCGTGGGACAAGCTGGAAGCGTTTTTGTGGGGCGAGAACCGACTTTTGGATGGATTAGTAAAGCTGTTTTTAGCGGGGGTGATGGGGTACATTATCGGGTCTGCGGTAAGGGCAATATTTTAGAAGGGGGTAAGTAAATGCAAGAACTCACGTTCAATGAAGTAATGCAAGGATTTAATACGGCGATTAAGCAAATGGTGGCCGAAGCCGTAAAAATTGAACTTTCCGGCAAGCATGAAAGCTTCTTGCAGAAATACGAACTGGACAAACTGCGGGGCACTATTGCAGCGGCGCCGGCAGAGATTGAGGCCAAAAAGGAGCTTATCAACCGGGAGCAGATGCGGACACTGCGGCAAAGTTTAACTGATGCGGAGCAAGCAGTTAAGGAGGCCGAAGTTGCTTTAATTGCTGAGATTGCCGGGGAGGTAAACGCGGCGGGGAAACCGGTCTACAGCAACGACAAAGCGCGGCAAGGGGAGTTGATACGGCGCAAGAAGTTTGATCAGGATTATCAGCAGAAGTTGACTTATTACCAGCAGTGCAAGCGGGAAGTTGAAAACCTGGAGGATATTTTAGCCAGCCATGACATTGAGTTAAAGCGCATGGAGCAGGAGTTCACGGCCAATATTGCTCAGATGCAAAGTATCATAGCCGAGATACAATTTTACACTGCGGCCATGGGCGCTATGAAAACAAATACGATTAAGGAGGAAAGTTAAAAAATGTCAACAGGAAAAGATTTGGTACCGGCGGCAAGTTTCGATTTAACAGCGCTGCCGAGCATTCAGGAAATCGGGGAGGTAATGCAAAACAACCTGGAGGGCGGCGTTGATTTTAAGTTCCCGGAAATTAAAATTCCCTCCGGTGGCGGGATTGTTTGGGAGATTCCAACCGACGAAGAAGAACCGCGCACTGAGAAGGAACTTATTGGGGTTATCCTGGACTACCATCCATTCAACATTTATTTTAAATCGGAATACACCGGAGAAAAGACAATGCCGGATTGTGTTGCCAGAGACGGTATAACCGGGGAAGGTTCGCCAGGCGGTAACTGCAAAAAGTGCAACCTTGGCGGCGATACCCCGGAAGCGTGGACTTCTGGCAAGGATGGGATTGGGAAGGCTTGCGCGAACAAAATCCGGGTTGCCCTGCTCATGGAAGGTGATTATTTCCCGTATGCCATAGCCCTGCCGCCGACTTCGACCAAGGGATTTAAAGAATACCTTAATGCGCTGACAAATAAGCTCAAGGCCTATCAGGGAGTTGTTACCCGGATCAAGCTAATAAAGGAGCAGTCCTCCGGGGGAATTACTTACAGCAGGGCGGTATTCAGCAAGGTTTCCGACCTGGAGAAGAAGGATGCCGGGCAGATGCTGGCTTATGCGAAGAGCTTGCGGCCTTATATCCGGCAGGCGAAATTGGAGGATGAAATGGCCGGGGACGATGCGGAAACTATTGACGTAGCTGGCGCGGTGGATGGCGGCGGGAACGGTGAGGAAGGGTGGAGTTAAACATGAAGCTTTTTATTGAAAACAACCTTCCCGGCATTATTGAATTTTGTTGCGGCGATAAGGAATATGAACTTGAACCGGAACAGGTGATTGAAATTGAAGTTAACGATGAAGATTGTTTGTTTCTTGATACCGTAAAGTAATCAGCAGATTGAATGGGGGATTTTGAAGGTGTCGCAGTGAAAATTGAAATAAAACAATATTTAGAAAGGGGTAATTAAGTAACGATGATACTTATATTTATCTTGCTTGTCAGCTTGATGATTGCGGGGATTATGATAATACGAAATTCGTATGAGTATGACTTTGTAGGTATGTTGTTAACAATATTTTCTGGTTTGATGTTATTTATCGCTGTTATAGGGGTGCCCATTAATTACTACGGAACAGTATCGGAAATTAACCAATACCATGCCATAAAGACAACCATTGAACAGGCAAGGACACAGGATATTTCTGATATTGAAAGGGCGGCACTTACGACAAAGATAGCCGAGGCTAATCAATGGCTAGCAAATGCAAGATACTGGAACAACACGATATTTGATATTTATTGGCCTGATGAAATTATGGATTTAGAACCGCTGAAATAAGTGGCAAAGCGGACCGGGCCGCGTTTTTACCGCGAAGCGGTGAAACAAAGTCCTTTAAGCCTGGAGCGTGCCGTCCCGGCGACGGGGCGGCGGGGGAAGTCACGATTGAAGATAGTAACAAGAGATTTGAACGAGTCACTCCCGTTGATAGTAACACGCCTGTTGAGCGAGTCAAGGTCAGGGAAAATAACAACATTGTGGAGCGATAGCCATAGGTGGAGATGGTAACAATTTGTGTGAGCGAGTCAGGGGCCACGAAAGCAACATGGCTCCGGAGCGAGTCAAACCCTTGGATAGTAACAAGCAGTCGGAGCGAGTCATGAATGTGGATAGTTTCAAAAAGTGTGAGCGAGTCATTACGCAGGATGGTTTCAACTTCATTGAGCGAGTCAACAGAGCAGATAACCCAAGATGCTAGAGCGAATCAAGTGAAAGGATAGCAACATATCTGGGGAATGAGTCAGTGTACTTGATTGTTGCAAAGGTTGGGAGCGAGACACTTTTCTTGAATGTTTCATAATGAAAGAGCGAGTCATACATAAAGAGAGTAACACGCCACTTGTGCGAATCAAGATATTAGACAGTTACCCTAAATAAGAATGAACCACGGCTGGTGATAGTTACATAATACTTGAGTGAGCCACTATATATGATAGCGACACTATAATAGAGCGACTACATAAAAGAAAGGAGGCCACTATTTTGCGCCATATTAAATCGCTTCATTTACAAAACTTCATGTCTCATAAAGATTCTAAATTCAGCCTGGCAGAACCCGGTGAATTAACCTGCTTATCTGGTCCATCGGACTCGGGGAAATCAGCCACCATCAAAGCGGTTGAGCTTCTTCTTACCGGCAAATGGGATCAATCCTACCTGCGCCACGGGGCAAGGTTTTGTCAAATATCGGCAAATTATTCGGACGGTTACAGACTTACCTACCGACGCAGTAAGACAGGTTCCCCGGTCTACACAATCACGCTTCCAGACGGCCAAGAGCAAACTTATGAAGGCTTTGGCCGGTCAGGAATCCCGACCGAAGTTACAGCCTTAACCGGCGTTGTCCCGATCGGTTTCGGCAGCGACTATACCTTCCTATTAAATGTGCAGCGTCAGGATGCCGGTCCGTTTTTGGGAAATAATGTCAGCGCGCCGGGACGTGCCCGGATTATCGGGGCATTAAGCGGCTGCGATGAAATTGACCTTGGAGTGCGATTACTCTCCAATCAACTGACAAAGGACCGCCAAACCCAGCGGCAGTATATCGAAAATATCGAAAAACTGGATGCCGATTTAACGGAGTATGACTACCTGGACGCATTGCGGCAGACTATCCAGGAGATAGAGCAGCTATTAAGCCGGGTGCGCCGGGACACGGAGTTAAGGGATAAGCTTACACAATTACAAGGAAACCTTGAACTAAACCGAATAAACCAGAATAAAACATGGATGGAAATAGTTGATCTGGAAATGCCTATTGACTATATTTCTGATATTCTCGATACCCAAGACCAACAAATAAACCTGCATGACAACCTATTCCAGCGATTCACCAAACTTGCTAATATCAATACCGCCATATCCGAACAAAAGTCAATTCTACAATCCACCTCAACACTACCCGAAATCGCGTCACTGCTTGAAACAATATCCAGCGACACCCAACACCTTGAACAATTCACAAAGCTACGCAGCAACCTAGAATTGGCGCAGGGCGGCTTAGAAAAAGCCGGTAAGGTAATTGCACTCACGGCCAACACCGACGAAATTAGGAGCATTGTAGACGGTACGGAAAGGGATGTTGTGACCATGGAGAAGTTCGAGGATATCTTAGTTAAAACCATCGCGAACAAAAAGGCAATCAAGAACGTCGTGGCAGTATTGGAAGCTACGGCAGATGTCCCGGTTATTGCTGAAACCTTGGAACGAACAGACAAGGATTCTTTGACTCTTAGAAAATTATTACCCTTGCAGGATCGGTATATCGAAGTTAACCGGGGGCTTATTAAGAACGAAGCTACCTTACAACAAACCGCCAACCTGCAAGAAGCCGTGAAGCTGTACGCCGACAACGAAAGCAAATTACCCCTGTTGGCCGCGCTGGTTGATTTAAAGCGGCGGCGGAGCGAGGTAAGTAAAATGATGGATGACGTTGCCGGGATGATTGAGGAATACGGCGGCAAGGTTGCGGAGGAAGAAGGCAAGTATGTGGGGTTATTGAAGGAAATGGGAATCTGTGAGTTGTGTGGGAGTGAAGTTCAAGAAGAAAATATAAGGAGGGTGATTTAATGGAACCAATATCATTTAGAATATTCGACCCAGAACTTAAAAAGTTTCATTATAGCGGCTCAACTCCTTCTATGCTTAGTGGCTATTTTAAACAAACAGCAACGCTTGTAACCGTACACAACATGGAACACCAGCAGTACACCGGCCGCCACGACAAGAACGGCGCAGAGATATATCAGGGGGATATTGGTAAAGACGCTTATGGGCGCATCTTTTCTATCGTGTTTGTCGATTACCGCGCAGACTGCTACGGTCTTATGATGAGATACAGCGATGGTTCGTATTGCCATCTTGAGCATCTGAACAACATAGAGGTCATCGGCAACATTCACGACAACCCCGAACTACTCACATCTGTATACTAACGCAAGCCTTGAAGTGGTAAAGAAATGGGTAATTAAGCATTTTAGGGTTACGGACGATTGGTACACTGCAAAGCTAAAGGCGATAAGGCCGCTTGGTGACGGTAAAGGGTATTATGTTTACTTTGTTGAGCCGTTTTTAGATTAATGGAGGGTGGTTTAAATGGGTAAATCCTTAATTGAAAAGATAGAAGATCTGCTTATTGTTACTACCTTATCGGAATCACCAAAAACAATAGCCAAAAATATTAATTACCCTTCCAACGCTGGCAATGTTGATATTTGTCTTTATGATGGAGCAGATATTTTCATTAACGATATTTTACTAGATGGTAGTATAGGTAACAGTTATTTAATTCCTACAACAAAGTCAGTAACAATTAACGATCTTAAGGTTCCTTTCAATTTAAAGATGCTTACCAACAGTAATGATTTTGATAATGAAATAGTGTTGATTCATTACAAAAAAGCGGATATAAAAAAATGGCGAGGAAGGATGCACTTTATAGCTCCAAATCTAATCGACGTTATGGCAATGTTTATTAATGTTGACAATGGTTGCAGTTATTTAAAAAACGATGTATATGGCTATATTAACGGCAAAAAACCAGTACGTTGCGGTCCCATAGCTAAAACCAGAGCAACAGGAAACGCAAGAAAATATCTACAATATTCAGCCACTATTGATGACAGAAATAATTATAGTCCTCTTTTTGTTGTACCTGGCATAATCGCAATACGTGAAGCACTATGGAGAACCTACATTAAGTTTGAAGATAGTCTTATTGGTTTGACATATAATTGTGATTCTGTAGCTGTAAAAGATGTATTCCGCTTTAGAGATATACCCGATGGCAAAAAAAGACGTGACGCATTATTGCATTGGGTATCAGGTCATTATAGAAAATATCGCGAAGATCCAGAAGCTGAAATGTGGGTAAGGGACCACATAAGGGGTAAAACAGAATTCACATGGTCCGGTATTCAATGTATCATATCTCCACCCAAAGAGAAACTTGAAAACCTATATGAAATATACGACATACCGACAGAAAAAATGGAACAAGTTACTGAACAAAGTACCATGTTACCAAATTCAATAATCTAAAGAAGGAGGCATCCCAAAATTGAGTAACGGCACTAACTACACAGCCCAAATCCAGGCACAAAAAGCCAGCCTGGAAAAGATGAAGGAAGCCCAGTCCAAGGCCGAGGCTACAAAGGAGCAGCTTGTGAAGCAGAAGGAACAGCTTGAAGGCGAAGTCCGGGGGTTAGGCGTGGAGCCGGAGGAATTGGAAGCGAGGATCGGGGAACTGGATGCGGCGATTAAGGCGAACATTGCCAGGGTGGACGAGCTGATTCCGGAACAGTACAAGGTGGGGGTGAGGTAATTATGGGATTAGATGTTTATCTTTATGACGGAGAGCATTGCATGGAAGAAAAGCCTTCTGAAAAGTATCCAGAACACACTTGCAACAAAACATATCTTCGCAGTGCATACAACGACAGTGGAACAAACAGCGTTCTTCAAAGCCTTGTGGGAAAAGACCTATACTATATCTTTGAACCGGATGGCGAATATGAAATTCCACTTACACGCGAAAAAATTAATGATTGTATTGTCAGGGCAAAAGAGGTTTTGGAAGAAATCAAAGTTGCCCCACCCTACAGGGTTATTTCCGAGAGTCACTTTTTTAAGGCGGCTACAAATAAAGAAGAAGCAATGCAAGTTTTCAAAGAACAATTACAAGAAGAGCATGGGGCTTTTGGTAGTTATTCAAACAGTAAGGGGACATTCTTCTTGAATGAACCATTGGAAGTTGCCGGTATTATTATGGGTTCGGAATATGGAAGATCGTCAACATTTATTGTATTTAAGTCAGATATTAGTTATTACATCCAAGCGGTTGAAATTGTTATTGAGTTCCTTGAATATGCTTTGACCTTGGATAATCCGGTAATCCATTGGAGTTTATAGTGGGAAGGGGTGTGTTTAGATGCTTAACCAACTAACTCAATCTCTTGCCGCCATGCAGTGCCACCACAACCAAGAATCCGGCAAGCGTAGCCTGCTCCAGCAGCAGCGCGACAACCTGCAAGTCGAATTAGACGCTCTTACGGCGAAAATCCTCGTTCGGGAGCAGGCAATCCTCCTACTTACCAAGACGGCGGAAGTGGCGCGGGGCGCCCTGGTGCAACATATCGAGGAAACCGTGACGGCGCCGTTGCGGGGCATTTGGGGAGATGAAAGATATTTTAAAATTCGGCAGTATGTCCATAATAAAAATACCCAGGAGGCGGGGGCTGACTTTGAGGTATGGAAACCGGCGGGAGAAGGTAACTTTGTCCCAGTGCATCCTTACAGTGCTTCTGGTGGCGGTCTTGCTGACGTAGTATCCGCTGTTCTGCAAATGACGCTACTGGAAATATCGAAGCCGAGGCCGGGCGGACCGCTGTGCCTGGATGAACCCAGTAAGCAGCTTGACAACGTGAAGGGTGAGTCCGGGGAAGAGGATGACAATGGGAGTTTGGCGCGGAAGCAAGAAGCCCTGGCTGAGTTTATCCGGGCTTACGCGGAATCCTCCGGGCGGCAGGTGTTGCTAAGTAGTCATAATGCTACGCTGATTAGGATGGCGCATAAGGTTGTAAAGGTGGAGCCGGTGGACGCGGTGACGTGTAGGGTGGTGGAAGAATAGGTGAGTAGTTTGTTAAAAAAGTGCGTAATAAGGGGGTTGCATGTTATATGATATCAATATTTTGCGATGAGCATGATTGCCAAGAATGGATTTGCTTCGGAAGATGCAGAGCAGTCATTGAAAATAGGGAATTCTCTGGTTGTTTAAAATTAAAAAACGAACTAAGTAAGCCATCAGATTTAACAAATCCTTGTAGTGATTGTGCTAATGTAGGGAACATGTGTCAACGATTAAGCGAGGTAACGCCATGAAAAACCATTTAACCTTCATTTGCACAAAAGACATCCACTATGCCGGCCAGAACCCCAAGGCCCGGCTGGATAACTACCAGGAAGCTTTGACGGCGAAAATCCGGGAGATATTCGACATTGCCAGGGAGTACGCGGCAGACGGTATCTTGATAGCCGGGGACCTGTTTGATTCGTTCTATACCTCCCTGCCGGTAATTGCCGAGTATGCGGCTTTGTTGAAGGAATCGCCTTGTCCGATTTATACCATAGCAGGGCAGCACGACGAGGAAAGTCACAATCCGGGGAGTTTAAGGAGAAGTCCGTATGGATTGTTGGTAAGGCTGGGGATTGTCCATGACGCCGCAACTAGTCCTATCACTCTATACTTCAATAATTACAATTATGATACTGAGAACGTTGTTAAGACAGAGATTGCCTGGGGCGCGGTAATTTCCGGCAGGCATTACGATTGGGAAGCGGATAAGAAACCGGATTATTACTGCCGAGCCTTAAAGGTACGTTATAATGACCAAAAGGGGATATTGGAAGAATGTACCAATCTATTTACCCATATTCATCTTGCCCACGGTACGCTTGTAGACCATTACCCACCGTTTGACCGGTATACGCACATTGACAACCTGCAAACCAATGCCGATGTCCTTGTGGTTGGTGATTATCACCCGGGAATCGGAATCATAAAGCGCATTAACGAAGATACCTCGCAGCAAACCCTTGTAGTCGATCCCGGTGCCCTTGCCCGGCAGAAGGCTTCAACCTCAGACATGACACGTCAGGTCCAGGTAGCCATACTCACGGTTACGGCGGAGGGATGCAGTGCGGAGTTGTTGCCGCTGAGATGCGCCAAGCCGGGGGACGAGGTTTTGACAAGGGAACACCTGGAGGAAGAAGAAGCCAGGGAGGACCGGAAAGAGGCGTTCTTGGGATTGTTGAGGGAAGGGGCGGCACGGAAATTTGCGGAGACCCGCGAGATTATGGATGCGGTGGCGGCGCAGGGGAATGTGCCGGGGGAAGTGATCGAGGAAGCCTTGGACTGGGTGGCGAAGGCGAGGGAGGAACTTAATAAATAAGAAAGGAAAGCGATAAAATATGACCATTGATAAATTTGGAGGAACTTACACTTTGACTTGTGACAATTGTGGAAAAGAATTAAAGGAATCGTTTGATGATTTTTATGATGCCGTTGAGGCTAAAAAGACAACGGATGGAAAAGCAAAAAAATAAATGGCGATTGGGAAGATTGGTGCGATGAATGTTGCGAGGAATAATAACTAAATTTATTTTAAACAAAGGGGATGAAAACTTTGGGGTGGGATCTTTTCAGGGACAAAGTAGTTAAATGCCGCAAGCCCCACAAATGCGATCTGTGCGGTATCGAGATTAAGATCGGTGAAACAGCAAGATACTTTTCCGGGAAGTGGGAGGGTGAGTTTACGGATGGTTATGAGTGTAGTTATTGTCAAAATTTAATCATAAAACTACACAACAATGATTTACTGGATATGCATGAGTATAGCGAGGATGGATTTGCTGAAGCGGCACAAGAATATCTCTGTGGAAATTGCTTAAATCAATGTGATATGTCGAGGGTATCGAACGAAGAATGGGACAGATGGGAAAAAGAACGTGTTGATGATAATGAAAACTGTCGGGTTGGAGCATATCTGAAGCATTGTAGGTGTGAATACTATAAAGGTGAGGGAGGTTAAATAAATTGTGAAAAAGTTTCTAAAATATCAAATGGAACTTGTGGGAACTCACGAAAACGACATAACGGATGAATTTGTTAAAAAACTTAACGATGACTTTGAAAACAAGAGGGGTATTTACAATACTATCTTCGGAGAGCCATGCGAAGTGGTAGCACATGCAAAAAACAATACAATAGTGCTTTGTGGGTGCATCCTTGCAAGCACAATAAAAGAGTGTAGACAAATTTATGGGGCACTGAAAGCGGAGGCAAAAAGGAATTTCAAAAACTGCAAAAAAACAACTGATCTACTTGTTGGTACTGGAGATAAATTATTTTAAAAGGAGGTTTTAAAATTGATAGACCTAAACAAAGCCATAAACGACAGCTTGGCAAAAATCGAATCAGAAAATTACGTCCAGGAAGTAGTTGAAAAGAAGATTAAGAAAACCCTGGAAAGTATTATTAATGACTGCCTAAGTGCTTACGGCAATTTTGGCAAGAACCTAAAAGCGGAGATTGAGGCTAATCTCAATATCAATCTAAAAGAGCTTGACATTCCCGGCTATAATCTCCTTGTGTTAAATGCAGTCAAGGAAAAACTGAACCAGGTTATCACCGTCCAGGGTATTGAGAAGATTAACGAAGCTATGGACAAGATGCTTGCCGATGTTAAGCCGGAATACACGCTATCTGAGGTAATTGAAGCACTCAGGGAACATGAAAAGAGTTGTAAGGATAGCGGCGACAGAATGACGCTGTTTATCGAAGAATCTAGTAGCTCAAAAGGTTATGTCGATGTTTACTTGGACGATGATAAGCAGAATCATAAATATAGTTGTGACTATCAAATACGAATAGATCCAAACGGAACAGTATGGAACGTGAAAATGGATGGCCGTGAACTTGACAAGAATAAGGAATTTGGAGTGTTGTTTGGGGTAGAAGAATTGCTGTTCAAGATTTATGCTACCGGCGCGAAGCTGATTATTGACAAGGATGACGTTGATGATTACGACTTAGATTATTACAGGGAAGAAGATTATTAATTGAACGAAGTAAACAAATGGGGTGTTACCATGGGTTATCCAGCGAGAAAACCAAAAACCAAAGTGAAAACCAATGCCGGACCCGAAACTATTCGCGGCGCTATTCAAAGATCGCGTTTTCATAATCCAGTAAATGGCTACTGTGTTATTTCTATAGATACCGGCAATGAATCCACTGGACTAATTACCGCCGTGGGCTACATGCCTTCCATTCGGGAGGGTGACGAATTCAAGTTCAAGGGTTACTGGACGAATAACCCAAAGTATGGCAAGCAGTTTGCTTTTGAAGAATATGAACTACTCATGCCGCAAAGCAGGCAAGGCATTATACGGTATTTAGCGACGCTGGCTTACGGGGTCGGGAAGGTAAAGGCGGCCAAGATCGTGGACGCGCTTGGTGAGGATTGCATTGTCAAACTAAAAGAAAATCCCGATGCTTTGAAGGAAGTACCCGACATTACCATGGAGCAGGCTGAGGAAATTATTACAAAGCTAAATGAAAATACGGTGCTGGCCGAACTTTCTTCAATGATCTGCCGGCAGGGAGTTTCACCGGGGTTAGCAGCCAGAATCTATAACCAATACGGGCCGGAGAGTATTCAGGTAGTTAAAGAAAACCCTTACATTCTCAGCGAGGACATGTACCGGGTTGGGTTCGTTACCGCCGACCGGGTAGCGCAGGCGATGGGGGTTGATCCCGCTTCGCCATACAGGGTGGAAGCGGCTATGGAGTTTGTTCTGAAGAATGCTACAGAAGAAGGACACTGTTACCTGCCGCCACAAGAGCTGATTGTAGCCATGAAGAAGGTGCTGGGTAAAGGGTGCGCCGTTGGGGTGGACGAGATCAAGGCGGCAAGCCGGGAGTTGGTCAGGAAGGGTAAAACTGTCTATGAAGAAGATGGTGCAGGTAAGGGTTGTATCTACCTGAAACAGATGCACGATACGGAAATTAAGCTGGCAGGCCGGGTGAGGGAACTACTGATGCAGAAGGTCGAAGTTAAGGGCGACGTTGATGAGGTGGTGAAACTGGCGCAGAAAGTAATTGGGATGGAGTATGAGGAAAGGCAGAAGGAAGCTATTAAAACGGTGCTGGAAAATCCTTTGTCGGTTCTGACTGGCGGTCCCGGAACAGGTAAAAGTACTGTAATAAATGGCATCTTAATAGTTTACCAGGAACTTTACCCGGACAATTACATTTATCTTGCAGCACCAACGGGCAGGGCAGCAAAAAGGATGGCCGAAGTTACTGGACGAGAAGCCAAGACTATTCACAGGCTATTGGAATATCACCCTAAAATTGGTTTTCGGGTAGACAAAATGAATCCCCTGCAAGGACCGGGATTGTTGATTGTGGACGAGTATTCCATGGCTGACGTAGAACTTTCGGCAAACTTGTTTGACGGCATCCCTAATGATATGCAGGTTGTATTGGTTGGTGATGTGGATCAATTGCCTTCGGTGGGTCCTGGCAATGTGCTAAGGGATTGTATTGAATCTGGCGTAGTGCCTTTTGTACGGCTTAAATATAACTACCGTCAGGCGAATGGTAGCAAGATCGCTGAGTATGCCGATATGATCAACTTTGGCACCGTTCCCCCACTGGCTTCAAATAATAGCGAAAACAATGACGTGGAAAGTATCTTTATTGATGACGTTTCACGAGTGGCGCAAAAGGTTTTAAGCGAAGTCCGGAAGGCTATCAACAATGGATACGACTTAATGAAATTCCAGACTCTTACACCCATTCACCGGGGACCTGCCGGGGTGAGTGCTTTAAATGAAGCTATTCAAGAATTAGTCAATCCTGCGGCGCCGGGGAAGAAGGAATATAAGCAATTTAAGGAGATTTTTAGGGTTGGCGACAAGGTTATGGTAATCCATAACGACTATGAAAAGGGCGTATTTAACGGGGATATTGGAATTGTCAGCGATATTAATGACAGTAAGGATGGCAGGGATGACAGAAGCAACAGAGACGACGGGGACGGCGAGGATGGTCCGGGGGTGTATGTTAAATTTGAATCTTCGCGACCGGTATTCTTCCCGGCTGAAGATGTCGGCGAATTGATGTTGGCTTATGTAAATACCGTACACCGCGCCCAGGGCAACGAATTTCCCCTGGTGATTGTGGTATGTGTCAGGAGTCACTACATCATGCTACAGCGCAATTTGCTTTATACGGCTATTACCAGGGCAAAGGAAAAATTGGTGATTATATGCCAGGATGATGTAAAGGGTAGCGCGGTGGAGGTTGCCGTGAAGAATGACAAGATTAAAGAAAGATACTCAAGGCTTAGGCAAAGGTTGATCAGTGAATAGTTTGTTAATATTGCGCAGCAAGGAAAGGTTGTAAAAATATGAGCGATGTTATCGATCTAAATAAGTTGTCTAGTAAAGAAATAACTAAATTTGCCATAAAATTAGCTAAAACAAATACCGTTTTATGGGACGCTGTTTGCACTGTTGAAGATTTAGTTCTTGACCCTATTTTTAAAAGCTTTGTAGGAATAGATGAAGATAAAAATTTTCTAAAGAAACTTGCTCTGGCTTTCAAAAAGGTTAAAAAGAACGATGATGAGTTTGTAAGTGCAACATTAAATGAATCATACTTTCAAGATTTTGATTATTTTACTAGACATCTAGAGGAGTATTTAGAAAAAGACGAATAACGATTGTTGTATTTATGACCGGATACAAGGTGGTATTTATGGAGAAAGAGCTATTGCAGTTAAATGAAAGGGTTACAAGACTTTTGCGGAAATGTGAAAACAAAGGGCATATCCTTAGTAGCTTAGACATTTCTGCAATAACAAATATTAGCAATGCAAAGACAATAAAGGACGTAAATTATTTGGCAATTCAGCATTTTGAGAGGCTGTCTGAAAGATTTAGTTAGTGAACATTCCAACAATTAAGCACATCAAGAAGGAACCAGCCTTCGTTACCGTGGGTGGTGACACCTGGAATTGGAATTAGACGATATACTTTCTCAACTTGATCATGGTTCTTTTGCGGAAGAAAAAATAGCCGCGCCGGTAAAAAGGCAAGCCAAAAACTGGCTGTACGACTGCCCGAAGTGCGGCGCCAAAAAGAAATTAAACTTTAATCCTCGGGACGGGAAATGGATTTGTAACGGATGCCAGGAGAAAGGAAACATTATAAGCTTTTATGCCCTGTTTCATGGTTGCGGCAATGGCGACGCGGTGAAGGAGATCAAGGAGCATTTGGGTATCGAGGATACGCAGCGGCCACAGAGCGAGCAAACACAGACCAAGAAAGAAAGTAATAGCAACAGTAATAGTAATAGTAATAGTAATACTAATAGCACCAACAAGGCCAAGACTAACCCATATCAGCGATTTGTTGAACTTTCAGCGCTACTACCGGAGGATCGGGAACACTTACACAGGGTCCGAGGCTTCACGGACGAAACCATTGATACGTTGAAGTTTCGCTCTGGGGGGAAGCAGAATATCCCGATTCTACGGCAGATTGCTCAGGAATTCAGCGGGGACGAATTAATTGAATCGGGAATGTTTATTAGAAAAAACAATGCCTTAATTCCTAGTAACCAGCTTCTTGAGAATAGGTTAATCATTCCCTATATCAATGCAAAAGGATTTACTTATCATATCAGGCCACACAAATTAGGGTTTAAAGATGTAAAGATACAACCATATTGCCAATATTTAGCAAGGAATAAACCAGAGCATGTTGTTATTACCGAGGGAGAATTCAAAAGCGCGGCGTTGATGCAATGGGGAATCCCTACTGTAGGATTACCGGGAACATCTTCATTTATGAAGAAGTATCTCGAACGATTAATCGTTTTTCTAAAGGAAAATGGAGTAAAAAAGACTACGGTAGTTTTTGATAACGAAGTCAAAGACGATCCATCGTTGCCAAAATTCAAGAAACGGCGCGAAGACCGCTACGACACTCAATACAGAGCCTATATTATGGCTTATGAATTATCCAGGGCGGGAATTAGTAGCAATGTGGGGAACCTGCCCGATGAATGGCGCCAGAACGGAAAGATAGATTTTGACGGAGCCCTGGCATTGGGTAAGACAGCAGAAGAAATAAAGCAAGCAGTAGCTTTAGCGGTTCCCCCGAAGGAATTTCTTGAAACTTTGTCCGAAGAAGCAAAACCAATTGTCAAAAGAAAGATTACTCGGTACTTCTCAAAAGTTCCCATTGAACGAGAGTTTAATAAATATGTTGTTACCAGAAAGAAGGGTAATGAATCGTGGACTGAGGTTATTTCAAACTTCGTGATCAATATCAAGAATTCGTGTTACACCGGGGAGGGAGTCATCCGGAACATTCAACTGGTCAACGAATTCGGGGAACACTCTGATACTTTTGTCCTGGAACCTGGGGAGATGGCCGGCACGAATGAATTCAAGAAGTTTTGCTTCTCAAAAGGAAACTATATTTTTAAGGGAAATGGAGTGAGTGATTTGAATACGATTTGGGAATATGAATTTTCGCGGGACTCAGGGGAAATAATCTATATGCCGGAAAAAATTGGCCGCATCAAAGATAATTTCTGGCTGTTTGGCAACATGGCAATTTACAACGGACAGATATTCAGGCCGGATGATGACGGGATTATTTGGATTGACGGCAAGGGGTACAAGCCCCAGTCCTTGCACCTGGGACCGCGTGACGAACCCTTGGAGGACGCTATACCATGCCTGTATGAAGGCGAGTTTGACATACATGATGTAATTGAGAAAATGAGGCACTGTGTGGGCGGGTATGAGGCATATGTGGGAGTTGGTTGGGTAATAGCAACGATATTCAGCCGGGATATTTTTAAGAAGTATAAATGTATGCCGTTATTGTTCCCGCACGGCAAACGGGAATCCGGGAAGTCATCATTCTTGCGCTGGATAATTCGGATGTTTGGGATTGAGAGCGATGGAATTTCCCTTCCGGAAACAAGTCAGAACTACATTATGAGGGCGCTTGGATATTTCAGCAGCTTAGGAGTGTGGTTTGACGAGTACCGGAACGAGTTAAATGTAACCAAGAAAGACGGCTATTTACGGTCGGCTTATAACCGGCAGCTTTCCGGAAAGGGAATCAAAAACAGTTTCGGGGCGCGAGGTTACGAAGTGGCCGGGGTTATCGCGGTAAGCGGCGAGGAAGCCCCGAAAGACTCAGGGCTATTTACCAGGTCGGTATTCGTCCAGATAAGCGCCTACAAGCGGAATGGCGAATGGTACGACTGGTTAAATGCCAATATGAATAAGTTTTCGGCGTTTATTTACCATCTGATCATGAATTACGACAAGTACCGGGACAATATTATGAGCACTATCGCGGACCTGAAGAAGGCGCTTGTTAAGCTGAAAATTTCTGACCGGGTAGCTGAGAACTGGGCCATTGTCGCGGGATCGTTTTATGCGGTGATTAAGCAGGATAAAGAATTTATCAAGTGGGTAAACAAGGTTTGCCAGGAGCAGAAGATCAGCGGCGAAGATGACCACGCGCTGAACCAGTTCTGGAACGATGTTGCCTATTTAGTTAGTAAGAAAAAGCTTGACAATGATAATGTATTTGCAATTAAGGGCAACGAATTTGCCATATGGTTTCCGGTTATATATGAAGAATGGGCGCTGCACTACAGGAGTAAGACTGGCAAGGAGCCGTTTGATAAGAACAGTATTATTAAGTATTTGAAGGAAGAACCTTATTATATTGCTTATAAGACGGTGCGGTTTGCCGGCAAGGAAAAAATGAGCCATGTTATTAATATTGACAAGGCACCGGATCATGTTAAGGAGCTAGCTGAAATGGTTTAGATTGGAAATTACAAAAATTACACTAAAATTACAATTAAATTACACCTGAAACCTTTGCTACTCTAAGGCTTGAAAGTACTTGTAATTTTGTAATGTGAAATTCACACATATAAAACTTTGAGCGAAAAAGATTTTAATAAATAAAAATATTAATGTTTATATTTTCTCTAAATATTTATATCCTGCTCAAAATCAAATTACAAAATTACAAAATTGAATTTTCTTTATGGCTGTAAGGCTGCGACTGTAATTTAGATGTAATTTGACCGTAATTTTTGTAATTAGGAAAATATGGAAGGAGGTTTATTTAAAAATTGAGTCAGTTTGATTTTTTGACAGGGGAAGAAAGTCAACAAAGCCAGCAAAGACAAGACTTGGGGCAAGGCAAACAAAATCAACAACAAACAATCAATCAGCCAAACAACCAATCAAAAGAACCAGACACTGAGTCTATTTACGACCCCTGCCCGGATAAACCCGGCCACGAAGAATGGAACCAGGTACTTTATACCGCGTTTCATTGTGACAGCGATATTTGCAATGTTTTAGCTTATCTTCGTTACGAGGGAATCGCGATAAAAAAGGATCAGAAAATTGAGCAGCAGGGGCGGCAACGGATGAAATTAACGGTCTACAGTATTTACCGGGGGGAAGTTCCCCTGGAGCGATTTAAGGCGGAAATAGTACCGAAGTATTTGGAACCTAACCGGGAAGGAATTAAGAAAATACTAGCGTTGGCGGCTTACGACGGGGAATTTGTGGATATGGATGGACTGGCAATCAAGGTTGATAAGGGGGTGGTGGCTGAAGCGTTAAAAAAGTACCGGGGCCGGATTCTGACGGCGAGGTATGAAAATTTGACGCATGGCAGGCGGTTGGATGACGGCAGGATGATCTGGGTAGTCTGCGAGCGGGAGGCCGGCAGCGACAATACCGAGTTGACGTGGGAAGAATTCTACGTGCTGTGTGAGGCGCAGGACCGGGGGCTGTTGGCGCCAGGGGTTGAGGGGATAAGTAAGGGGGTTAGGTGGAAGGAGGTATAAAAAACCCCGGAGGAAGGCTAGTCCGGGATAGGAGAAAGATTACTTACGACTCTTTTTTGAAGCCTTGATATAGTCCCTAAGAAGCTTACGGACCAGCAAACTAAAACTATAAGTTTCTTCTTCAGCTGCCAGTTTGGCTTCTTCGTAAAGTTCTTTCTCTATTGAAATACTGACTCTTATCTTTGGCATAGTTATCACCTCAATAGTATTGTAACATTGTGTAAAAAGTATTGCAATAAATTAGAAAAAAGTTATTGCAAACATATTGCAAAAGTATTGTATTTGTGTTACTATTAGTTTGGAGATATTATGCCAAAAGAAAGGAAGGATAGTCTTGGAAAGTACGGCATTAACCCTTGTAAAACAAGAGAAATTTGGAGAACTTGAATGTGATTTTTATAAAAAAGATGATGAGTTTTACATGACCAGGGATCAAATTGGAGAAGCATTGGAATATATCGAACCAAGAATTGCCATATACAAAATTCATACTGCAAACAAAGATAGGCTTGATAGATTTTCAACTGTAACCAAGTTGGTTACAGTTGAGGGTGGGCGTGAAGTTGTCAGAGAGGTTTATCTTTATTCCAGAAAAGGTTACGGCAAGTCAGCGAAGATAATTTTCAAAGAAATCAGTTCTATGGACGCAGATCAAGCCCAAAAATGGATTGAAAAAGCCGTATGGGATAAGTATATCAACGCGAACGACATGATGAATCTTTTAAGTTTAGGGAGGATTATATGAAAGACTTACAGAAGGTTTTTGAATTTCAAGAAAAACCAATAAGAATGCAAGTTGACGATAATAAAAATGTTTGGATAGCGGCCAAAGACGCAAGTGAAATCTTAAATATCAGCAAATACAGAGATGTTTTGGCTAACTTCCCTGAAGACGAAAGGATGTCCATGAAAGTGGACACCCTTGGTGGTCCCCAGGAGATGATTTTTATCAATGAACCCGGTCTTTACCGCCTGATCTTTTCAAGCCGTAAAAAAGAAGCAGAGGTTTTTAAACGTTGGGTGTTTCATGAGGTGATTCCGTCGATTCGCAAAACCGATAAATATGAAGTCGTTTCTCAAAATAAAACCGAAACGTTATTAAACCTTATTCACGATCCAGACTTTAAAGCTATGAAGGCAGTCGCCCAGGTAGCGTTAATCAGGTCAATCGCTAAAATTACCAAAGAAGAAAAGCTACAAGAACCAGTTAACCAATCAGAAAACAATTTTGAAATTCAACTCGTTACCGCTTTGGTTGAACTAATAGAAAATGAAAGTTTAGCGCATATCCATTATGGAGAAATATACTGGCCGTGTGACGCACTAAAGGAACTTATTACCAAGCACACTGGGCAAGATATGAGCTACCAACGAATTATCGCTGTTCTGAATAACATTGAGGTAATAAATAGTAAACGTAGATTTAATATCAAGAAAAACGGCAAGAAAAACAAAATAGTTCATTATAGTTTAAAAATTAAAACTATTAAACTTCTTGCCAACAAATACAACATTGGAGTGACGCATATTTATGATCATCTATAAATGCCCCTATTGCGGCAAGCCCATATTCAAAGGGGAGCTGGATGGGACTTTAAAAGTACAGTGTCCCCGATGTAAGAAGGTAACTACAATAGAACAACTAAAGAGCACGGCGTAACGCTACCTGAAACACTGAAAAGTGTAGGGTGGCGTTTTTTATTGAGGTGGAAGATGAAACAGCTAACATTAGGATCGCATTTTGACGGAATAGCCGGCTTCCCGTTGGCGGCTTCAATAGCAGGAATCAAAGCGGTATGGGCTACAGAGATCGAACCGTTTCCCATCCAGGTAAGCAAGGAACATTTTCCTGAGATGAAGCACTACGGAAGTATTACGGACGTGAGCGGCGCCGAGCTTGAACCGGTTGACATTATCACCTTTGGGAGTCCCTGCACTAGGTTGTCGGTAGCGGGCAAACATGACGGATTTGATATTACATTTAAGTGCGAGGGAGACAAAAAAGAACCGCATGGAATTTATAAAAACACAATAAGGGCAACAGATAAGTACCAATATCTTTACAAAGACACTTGTCCTGTATGTGGGCAAGAATTAACCGAAACCAATGAATCTGCTTTATTTTTTCATGCCATCAGAACTATTAGGGAAATGAGGGAAGCAACAAATGGAATATATCCAAGAATCGCTGTTTGGGAGAATGTTCCAGGAGCCTTCAGTAGCAACAGAGGTGCAGATTTTAGGGCAGTCCTTGAAGCGCTCACAGAGGCCGAAATTCCAATGCCTCCTTCTGGAAAGTGGGCAGAAGCCGGCATGGTCCGAGGGAACGGGCGTGATATTGCCTGGAGAGTCCTCGATGCTCAATATTGGGGCGTCCCCCAACGTCGTAAAAGAATCTTCCTTGTCTGCGATTTTGGAGGCGAATGTGCCGCAGAAATACTTTTTGAGCGCGAAAGCTTGCCGGGGGATATCGAGAAGGGCCGAAAAGCGAGGGAAGAAGTTGCCGCCGGTGCTGGAGATGGCGTTGAGGGAACAGTCTATGGCCTAGATCAACAGGGTGGTAAGGGTGGGGCGAACTACACAGAAAATGTCATGCCTACACTATGTTCTAACAGTCATGGAACACCCCACGCAGTAGCGCAACCCATCCCGATCCTTTTATACGACATGACCCATGCTGAAGAAGTTATAAGGCCAGTAACGCTAGGATTAGCGCCAACCTTAAACGCCAGGATGGGAACCGGTGGTAACCAGATACCTGTAATGATGGACAAGACGCCGATAGCCTTCGGGCCTGGTGGTCAGCACGACATAGCCCACGCGGTACGGGCACAGGCAAGCAGGGCAGACAAGCCGAGTAGTACGACATACGTTATTCAGTCAGCTACCATGGGCGGCGAGAAGAAACAGAACGGTTTAGGCGTGTCAGAAGGGCCATGTTACACGTTGGATTGCAGGGCAGATCACGCAGTTGCCCATGCTGTAGACTGCCGCAACCTTTATGAAACACCGGAATTAAGCGGAACACTGCAATGTAAACAGACAGGTGGTTACAGCTTAAATTATCAGAACCCGGTCAGAGTTGGCTACGCCGTCCGGCGATTACTACCAATCGAATGTGAGCGTTTACAAGGATTTCCAGACAAATGGACCGATATTCCAGGCGCAAGTGACACGGCTCGTTACAAAGCAATAGGCAACTCAATAGCAATACCTTGTGTCGCCTGGATAATGCAAAGAATAGCGCAGGTATTACAAGGTTAAGAAAGGAGGTTCTTATGTCACAAAACACCAACAAAACTAAACCCCGCACCACAAATAAACAACCCACCACAACAACAAAGAAGCAATCCAGCACCACCACCAAGCCCCGCACCACAGCAACAAAGAAACAACAGCGCCAAGACGACCTCGACCAACGCTTCCTCAGTCCCCTGCTCCGGGTGGCGATTGAGCCGGAGGCGAGGCGGCGGGAAACGGAGCCGGGGTGGACGGCGATTGACAGGCTGGGGGAGTTGAGGAGGTATGAGGGGTACTATGAGAGATGTGAGAAGGTGGAGGATAAGGATAAATGACGGATAGCATAGCCTATAAATCAAATTGCGAACTGGACTACGAATCATTCTTGGAAAGTAAAAAAATAATCGTTCAGCCTTCCGGATTTGATGTGTCGGAGGATGAAATAAATCCAAAGTTATTTCAATTTCAGCGCGATATTGTCCGGTGGGCGCTCAGGAAGGGCCGGGCGGCGGTATTCGCCGGGACTGGACTGGGTAAAACCGGTATGCAGTTAGAGTGGGCAAAGCACATTCACAAGTACACCGGTGGCGACGTTCTAATCCTTGCACCCCTGGCGGTGAGCCAGCAAACAGTCCGGGAAGGTGAGAAATTCGGAATAGAGGTCCACCTGTGCCGGAAACAGGCTGATGTTAAACCGGGGATAAATATTACCAACTATGAGATATTGCAGCACTTTGATACTAATCACTTTGTAGGTGTGGTACTGGATGAAAGTTCAATATTGAAAGCCTATGACGGCAAAACAAGAGACCAAATAATTAAATCGTTTAGTAATACGCCGTTCAAATTATCCTGTACGGCGACGCCGGCGCCTAACGATCATATGGAACTTGGAAACCAGGCTGAATTTCTGGGGGTGATGACAAGGGCTGAAATGCTGGCCATGTTCTTTGTCCATGACGGGAGCAATACAAGTCAGTGGCGGCTTAAAGGACACGCCAAAGAAAAATTTTGGGAGTGGGTAGCGAGCTGGGCGGTAATGCTTCAAAAGCCCTCTGATCTAGGCTATGACGATAACGGTTTTATCCTGCCGCCATTAAACATCCACCAGGCAACAGTGAAATCAAAGATCCCAGAAGGTATGTTCTTTGTGGCGGAGGCTAGAGGATTACAGGAAACCAGAAAGGCCATGCGGGACAGCCTGGAGGATCGAGTTGCAAAGTGCGCGGAGATTGTGAATAACTCTAACTCGGAAGAATCGTGGATAATCTGGTGCAACCTGAATTCTGAATCAGAAGCTTTGACAAAGGCCATTAATGGAGCGATGGAGGTTCGGGGTAATCATTCACCGGAGTACAAAGAACAAGTTTTAACGGACTTCGCCACCGGAAAAATAAAGCGGCTTGTTACCAAGAGCAGTATCGCAGGTTTTGGCCTTAATATGCAGGTTTGCAACAAACAGGCTTTTGTCGGGCTTTTCTACAGCTTTGAGCAATGGTTCCAAGCTATCAGGAGAAGTTGGCGGTTCGGCCAGAAAAACCCGGTAGATGTGTATGTTGTTACTTCAGAAGCAGAAGGCGCCGTGGTGGAAACAATAAAGCGAAAAGAGAGGGATTTTGAAGTTATGTTGTCCGGGATGATAGCAGCAACGCAGGAGATCACAAAAGAAAATATCCGGAGAACCGGGAGGGAGGTTTTAGAATATCAAACGGATATTGTCATGGGCAAAGACTGGAAATTATACCTGGGAGATTGTGTGGAGGTAATAAGGGAAATAGAAAGTGATTCAATACATTATTCAATTTTCTCTCCGCCGTTTGCTTCCTTATATTGTTACAGCAACAGTGAACGCGACATGGGTAACTGCCGGGGCGTTGATGATTTTACGCAGCATTTTAGATTTTTGGTGAAAGAACTTTACCGGGTAATGATGCCGGGGCGGTTGCTGAGTTTTCACTGCATGAATCTGCCAACATCAAAACAATATCATGGTTATATCGGTATTCAGGATTTTAGGGGTGATTTAATCCGGTTATTCCAGGAAGAAGGGTTTATTTATCATAGTGAAGTTTGTATATGGAAGGACCCAGTAACAGCAATGCAAAGAACAAAGGCGTTAGGGTTACTTCATAAACAACTAAAAAAAGATAGTTGTATGAGCCGACAAGGGATTCCAGATTACCTTGTAACCATGCGGAAACCAGGGGATAATCCGGAGCGGGTAGAGGGTTTGCTTGAATATTACGTTGGTGATGATCCGGTTTATCTAACAAAACAGGAGCGGGGTTGGAGTGACGAAATTAAAAAAAGTATTGATATATGGCAAAGGTATGCTTCCCCGGTATGGATGGATATTAATCAGTCAAATACCCTGCAACGGGAAAGCGCCAGAGAAGAAGAAGATGAAAAGCATATCTGTCCGTTACAGATTGATGTCATTGAGAGAGCTTTGCAGCTTTGGACTAATCCTGGCGACATAGTTTTAGACCCGTTTAACGGGATTGGTTCAAGCGGTTATGTAGCGCTAAAAACGGGACGGCGGTATGTCGGAATTGAACTCAAAAAATCATATTTTGACCAGTCAGTTAAAAATCTTCAACGTGCTGAGCAGGAAGCAAGTCAACCATCATTATTAGATTTCATGGATGAAAATATGGAGGTGCGATAAATGCACGAATGCGCTATTAATCAAATTAACAAAGCCACTCCAACACCCAAACCTACCAAGCCCCTGAAAATCTTCATATCCGGTCCCTACACGGACGCAAACGATGCTATCCAGGGGCGAAATACCCAACGCATTATTGACATAGGGATTGAGCTATACCAACGAGGTCACTTCCCGTATATTCCGCACCTGACACACTGGGTAGACAAGCGAGCGCAGGAACTGGGAGTTGGGCTGAAATGGGAAGACTACATGAACTGGCATATGCCCTGGCTAGAGCTGTGCGACGCGCTGTACTTTGTGGCGCCGAGTAGGGGGGCGAACTTGGAGCTGGCTACGGCTGTAAATATGGGCAAGGTGATATTCAGGCAGATTGATGAAGTGCCGGTGCTGCCGGTGCAGTATAGGTTGTTGGGGGTGTGAGAGGGGAGAATGGTATAGGATGGGTGATTGAAGGGAATATAAAGAAGATTCAAGACTTTAACCCTTATGGAGTCCATAAAAGATAATATATATAAATATTAATTATATATATTATTAACTTAGTTAACTAAAAATAAAAATAACAAACTAGAGGTGACTATATTGGAAAAATCACCAAGTTTATTATACCATGAAAACAACAAATCCGCAATACGTGAACCTAAAAAACAGTTATCAATTACTCTAAAAAAATCATCCGTTAAGGCTTTAAAAAAGCTTGCTGCCGACCGGGAATGCTTACTTAATGCTTTAGTGGAGGAAGCACTTGAATCACTGTTCCAAAAATATGCTCAGGAGGTAAATAAATAAAATGAAATTTTCCACAACTCCAGTCAACCTCAAACCAGCCCTGTCCACAGTATCCAAGATCGTCCCATCCAAGGCCAGTATTCCGATCCTCTCCGGGATTCTGTTTGAAGCTGCAGGGGACAAGCTTACTCTGTCGGCTACAGACCTGGAACAATCCATAAAGGGAAGCGTTGACGGGATAGAAATTCTGGAGCCTGGCCGGACGGTGATACCGAAACAGTTTTTACCGATACTTAATAAACTGCCCAACGTCCCGATCATGGTTGAGGTAAATAATAACAAGTTAACTGTTGAGTATAACAAAAACACCTTCTCTTTAAGTTGTATGGACGCCGAAGAATTTCCGGCTATTCAGGAATTCGAGGGAATTGAATATACCCTGGATTTCAATCCCAAGAAAGTATCCTTTGCGGCGTCAAAAGACATTAACCGGCCAATATTCATGGTAGCCCACTTCAACCTTGAGGCCGGGGAGATAGTTGCTACCGATACTCACAAAATGGCTATTCAAAAAACCAAAGCTGTACCGGGTGCTGGTCAATACAACGTCCCGGCCAGTTTTATAGAAAAATTACCGGTTGGAACGGTTATGAAATTCGGCAACAATCAAGTGGCGGCGTACTTTGAGGATTATGTTTATACTTCCAGGTTGCTTAGTGGAACCTACCCGAACTATAAGGCAGTTATATCGAAGGACTTCGTCACAAAGGTAAAAGTAAAAACCTCCGAGCTGTTGGATACCCTGGAGCGCGTCAGCTTGATAGCTAATTCCGGACTAGAACGACAGGTAGTCAAAATTAATATTTCCGGAATGATGATTACAGTGTCAACCATAACAGAAACCGGCAACATTCAGGAGTTTGTCGCGGCATTTATAGAAGGCGACGATCTAACTATAAACTTTGCGCCTGCGCTGTTAGTGGATGCTTTGAAATGTGTTGACGGAAACAGTGAAGTAACAATAGATCTTGGTGGTCCATTAAGTCCAGCTACAATACAACCTGGAGAAGAATGGCAATGTATTGTGCTACCAGTAAGGGTGAGCGAATAATGGACAAGAAACCGGACAAAACATTCGCGGCGACAAAACAGGCGGAGAAAAAGGCGCAAATACTCAAGGAACTAAGCGGCAAGGCGCCGGTGGATAAGAGGGTAATCACCAACAAAACAGAATCGCGCTGTTATACTTGTTCTTTGGCGACGCCGATACTGTGCGAGTGGATTAGAAACGGTAGCCGGGAAGGGTTGGAGTACGTCACAAAAACTGTATATCCTAATCCTGGCAACAAGATAGAACTTACTGTAATTACCGGGTGCGAGAAATACGCACCCGGACCCCTGCCGCCGGTGGCGTGGGAAAGGCTGGATGCTGGTTTGTTGGCGGGGGTGGCAGGACGATGAGCGCGGCAATGCTTCAAGTAAAACATAAAGGCGTAACCTTTAGCCAGGATTCCAAGCTGCCACATAGACTTAACTTCGTTGATAATGGCAAAACGGTTAACTCTTGCGATGTACCGGGACCGGGGATAACTGGGTTGGAGGTTGTTGGTAAAAAGGGGATCATAATTCAGTGTGGTGACAAGAAGTATAAGTTTGTTTACTACGATATTAAAAATTGGCAGTTGATCGATGTGATGCCGCAGGCGGAAGTAAGGCCGGTAAGAAAGGAAGGTAGATAAATGAGTAAATTTAAAGAAGTTGCAAGCGAACTTGAAAAGTTATATACGGCAAAAAACTCTGATTATAATAACAGCTTTGATAAACTCATGGATGAATTTGGTGATTTATCGTTGGTTTTAAGACTATGCGACAAAGTTGAACGGTTAAAGGCACTTCTCAAAAAAGAAGCGCAAGTAAAAGATGAAAAATTTAGCGATACCCTTAAAGATATGGTGAATTACGGGATTATGTGGTTAATGCGGCAGATAAATAGCAGTAATGACGGCAGTAATCAGCAAGAAACAAATAATATGTGGCACTTCCCGGCAGTAAAATTCGTAAAAGAAAACTCATTAACAAGACAAATAAATCACTTGGAAAGTGAAATTAACGAAGTTAAGGATGCTTATCATAGAGAAACCAACTATTTAATAATGGAACTTTGGGACGTAATACACAGTGCGGAAACTGCGCTAAGAATATTAAAATTCTGCGGGTATGACGTGTTTTCTGTAAAAAGTGACGTGCTTAAGAAAAACCAAGAGAGAGGTTACTACAACTGCCATGCTGGAGGGAATTAAGATACCTAAAAGCTGCAAAGAACGCAAACAAGGAGAAAATTTCAAATGCCCGGTTTGCGGCGCTACCTTGGAGCTTCTTACTCATGTCCACGTCGCAAAGCACGGCATGACTAAAAAGCAGTTTTTGGAGCGGTACCCGGAATTTAGTGGAGATGCTTACTGGGGAACGGCGCCGATCAAGGTAAATGAAAATTGCACGAGAGCATATAGGGAGGCAAGGAAGAAATGCAAGTAAAACTTCTGGGCATAAAAGGCACGTGGCGCGAAGTTGCGGACGCGGCCAGGACAACCGCACACAAGGAACCAGGGATCGGGGAACCTTCCTCAGGTTGGGGGGATCGGGGAAGTAATCAAGGAAGCAAAAAGAAAGGCTAAGGAGGGTTGATTGAATGAAACTGACTATTCCGGGGGAGCCGGCAGCCAAAGGACGGCCAAAGTTTACAAGAGCCGGTATTGCCTACACCCCCAAAAAAACAGTAAACTATGAAACTTTGGTTAAACAGATATATGCAGTAGAGCATCCGGGAGAACGCTTTACGGGTAAGCTAAAGGCAGTTATAACTGCTTATTTCACAATTCCAAAAAGTGCCAGCAAAAAGCAACGGCAGGCTATGCTGGACGGCGAAATAAGACCACAAAAGAAACCAGATACTGACAATATAGCCAAAATCATCCTAGATAGCCTAAACACAATAGCTTATGACGATGACAAGCAGATTGTCAGCCTGACCGTGGATAAATGGTATTCAGATACCCCGCGGGTAGAAGTTGAATTGTCGGAAATTAGTTAATTAATAAGATAAGAAGGTAGGTGATATACCGTGAAAATACCAAAAAGCGTAACAATCAATTTAACAGAAGTAGAGATTGCCTTACTTATGTGTGGTTTAAATGATTTTAATTGTATTGAGAAAGATTTTGTAAATTGCCCAAACTGCCCAGCCAAAGAAATTTATTGCGAAAACAATGATTTTATAACAAATATTGTTAAAAAACTTACAGAAAAGGGTGATTTGTGTGACAAATAAACCCAAAACCAGACTCCAGGACCAAGAAGCCAAAGAAGCCTGCCGGCAGTGTACGTGGTTTTGTTGTTGCCAGGTGCGGTGGGGCGATAGGTGTAAGTTTAGAAGTGGGGATAAAATTCCGAGGCTGAAAAAGCATAGTAAGCCGCCTACGGATATGCCGGAGAAGGTGAAGCTATAATGCCTAAACCAGACTGGTACAGGCGCACGGAGGGGAAGCTCTACGCCTACCCCTCTATTCCCTCAGCTATAGCGCACTTGGAAGCGCAGGTCCAGCTCCTGAGTGTCAACATGGCGCCGCCCAAGGCCGCGGTGTATGACCGGATTGGACCACCTAGCACCGGGGAGCGGATGACGGAGCCGGAACGGTTTGCGGACTCTAGGATCGAGAAAATTGGGAAAAAGGAAGCGCAGATTGCCTTGAAGCAGGCTGAAAAAGCGGCGATAGAAGCGGCTTTGGGGCGACTGGGTGACGAGGAAAAGGAGCTTGTGGAAAAGTGGTATTTCCAGGGGTGGAAGCTGAATAGGCCGGACAAAAAAATTTGGCGGGAGCTGAGAATTTGCCGGGCGGAATTTTATTTTAGGAAGAGGGAAGTAGTTGAAAGGTTGGCCTATTGGCTGGGGGAAATGACGGAGGAAGGCGAGCAGGGAAGCGGTCAAGATGATGTCAAGAATGCCGTCTATAAATAGTCTATGAGAAGTCTATGTAAAGTCTATGAAAAGTCTGAAATATGGAGGTTAGTTAAAAAAAGGAGGTGAAATAAAGTCAATGAAGGATGGATTTTATTGGTATATACCACCCGGAGAAGATGAACAGCCGTATATATGGGAGGTACGTAATAATCATACTGAGGTATGCCGCATCGAAGATTATATAAATGTGAATGATTTAAAAGGACAATTTGTTGGGCCGTTGATTCCTCCAAATAAACCAAATAAAACCGAGGACAAGAAAATAGGGGAGTAGAATAAAGCTAAAATAACAACCATAACCCAAAAAACCGGGCCTTGCTGCGTTGCGGCAGTGGGACCCGGTTTTTGGGTTGTTTTATTCTCTCTCGTATTCTTCAAAGCAGTCGTCGCAGCAAGTACCTTCGTCGTCGCGAAGCATGCAACCGCAATAGATACAAAAGTATATCATGTTACTCCTCCTTCTCCTGTGCAGGGTCTACTGGTTTTAGTGGACAGTCTACATGGTGGCCTTCTTCGGGGCATCGTGGGCGCATTCCAAGGGCCATGCAGTATTTATATTCGCCACCGTCCCCCTTGCTTAACATGCAAGTTTTACATTCTGGCTTGTCGTTAAAGTAGCATTCGTAGACGTATTTCATGGATTACTCCTTCTCCCGCGCAGGGGCGGCAAATATTAGGCCTGTGCGACTACTTCTAGGTTATCCCAGTTTACTACTCGTTGATTCTTTTCCATAATGCCAACCAGTGGCCTATGATCGTCACACATTGCGAGTTGTTTCCAGCGGTATGTCTGATGGGTCCTATTCTTGGTTAATTCGGTTTTGACGATATAGAACTCCTTATATTCTAGCATATACATCTTACTCACTCCTTCTTCCGCGCTGGCACGGCGCGGCCGTAAATTTGCTTCATTATAATAACTTTCTATTTCTCATTTTTTCGGCCAACACAGCCGGCCTAACACTAAGATATTTACTTGTAGTCTGGATTGAGCTATGACCGGCAATGGCTTGAACCTCTGCAATATTAAAACCATCTTCTAATAATTCCGTCATACAACAATGCCGGAAGGTATGGCATGAGGGCAGTTTCTTTTCTCTGCCGTTTTGAATATAAACCCCTGCTTTTTTGGCATAGTTATAAACAGCTTGACGCACATAACGCTGATCCAATATCGTCCCCTTGGATGTAGGAAACAGCAAGTCAGAATTTGAATTTCTCTGATCGATCCAGACGGCCAACCATTCTATAGAATCAGGTTCAAGAGGCAAGCTCCTGTCTTTGCCCCCTTTCCCGAGTTGCACCAAAATATAGCCGCGATCCAGGTCGATATCGGCAACGCTAAGATTACAAACCTCCTGCACCCGTAGACCGGCGCGCCACATCACCTGGAGAATAACGCGATTCCGTAAGCCGGTCCAGGTGTTTATATTGGGCACGGCAAGTATTTTCTGGATGTCGGCGCGGTCGAGGACCTTGGGCAGGGTTTTGGGGGTGCGCTTCTTTTTGGGTTGGGTGGTGGATAGTGTGGTGTCCGGGGCTGTGGTTGTGGTTGACAATTTTAAAACCTCCTTAAATTTCATAAGCGGCGGTTAAGCCGCCTTTCTTTTAAGATTTACGTGCCGAAACGACAGTATAGTTAGAAGGGATTTTGCTTTTAGCGATACGCTTAGCCTCGGTAGCACTTTTGGCAAATTCCATATATCTAAATACGCGATCACCTGTACTAATCGTTACTTGATAAATTTTCATTACTTGATAAGTTTTCATTTATCATGCCTCCTTATTTAAAACTCAACCTTCTCCCTGCACCAGTTTGGGCGCCCGGTGGTATAATGCAGTAAATAATCCTTACCTTTTTCAAAATGTTCTTTACTTGTGACCGGGCCGGCAGCTTGTGGTTTTTGTTGCCGGGTGCATTACCGGAGGCGTAGACCTCCGTCACTCTGCTTTTCCGCACTCCCCAGGCTCGCTCCTCGTTCGGCTGTTCCCTCCTCGGGTGTTTGCGTCCCCTTGGCCGGCTGGATGTGTGTACTTCGTCGCCTGGCTTCTCCGGGTCCGCGCTCGCGGGTCAACTCGGTATGCGGTTTTGCGGGGCGATGGCTTGGGAAGCTTAGAATTTAGTTCTGCCGCACAGTTCGGCAGCTTCTATCATATCTAACAGTTTTGGTGATTTGCCCACGTAAACTTCGACGCCTTCTTGTATTACTGTTATGTAGTTTTTCGCTTTTTCAGCTATCTTCTTGAGCTGTGTAAAGTTTTTGGCTGTTTTGGTTTTAATTGGTTTGTTGTTCATGCCCCAGGTTTCAATTTTGAACATTTTAGTTATCCTCTTTCGATGTGATTTTGTATTCCTTTTTCTGAATATAAGTATATACCTCTTTCAATGGGATGTCAATACCTTTTTTAAAATTTTTCGGTATTTTTTTAATAAAAAACCCTGCAATTTTCTAGCTTGCAGGGTTTTTCTTTGTTTTTTTTGGTATTGTCTTTTTTCTAATATATTCGCTTACCTTTAGGCCGGATTCCTTAGCGGCTTGGTGGATTAGTTTCCATTCCTTGTCCGATGCCTTGAAAGATCGAAGCTTGCGTTTTTGGTCGGCGGTCATTGCCGGCCTGCCGGCTCCGGGTCTGGGACCGCCGCGCTTGGATTGTTCGGGCATAGTAGCATCATTCCTTTCTATATAAAGATAGCATCTATAACAATAAAAGTATATACCTCTTTTATGGGTAAAACAATAATTAAAAAATTTTGTTGACATGTCCATAAAAGAGGTATATAGTATAGTATATATAAATATAATTGGGTATAGTATATCATAAAATAAGTAAAATAGGTGAGGTGATCAAGGATGGACAATAGTGTAGGCAATACTGATATGGTAGCTATAGAGCCGGAGATCCTTGATCCTGCTGGCTACAACGATGGCCGCACCCCGTGGAATAAATACGACGATGAAGTCAAATTGGAAGTAATTAGGAAGGCCATAGAAGAAGAAAAGAACATAGTTGATATTGCCAAAGAGATGGGTATTGATAGAGATACAGTTTCTTCCATACTTACCGAAATAGAGCAGGATGTAAAGATCAATGCAAAGGCGCAGGACATTAGGCTATCCTCAGTAGTTGGCGGCAAGCTTTTAGAGATCGTTTCCGCGCTGACTAAGGACAAGCTAAACAAAGCGTGGCCTAAAGAGCTGGCTATGGCCTTCGGTATCCTTGCTGACAAGCGCCGGGACCTGCTCGGCCCGTCTGCCGGTCCCAGTTCGCTCAACCTTCGCGTCGCCTGGAAGGATGGCAGCGGCGCCGTGGAGTTGAGTACCGGGCAGCCTGGCAAGTAGCCAGGCAATAACGCATATAACATGCATAATCCATGCATAAACCCATAAATCATGTATAACACCGTATTCATCCAAACCCCAAAACCTTGCAGCCTTACAGCCGCAAGGTTTTCTTATCTAACACAATGTTATTGTGTTAGATTGTATAGTTGTGGCAGGCAGTCTTGTCATATTGTTGTGTCGGTCCTAGTTGCTGCCTGCCGACGCGGCGAGGGGGTGGGGGGGGCCGGCTGCCGAGGCGCAAGAGTTACCCCGAACACTTTTGCAAAACAAATGCGCCACCTAAATTTTACTAATACAATAAGAAAAGCCAGGCAACTAAATATACCTGGCTTTTCTAGGCTTCTTCGGTTTTCTTGGTTTAATTGAAATAAGTGGCGGTAATTCACCTGGCATAGATGGTAAGCTTCTTATTTTTTCTGCCAGGGCCTGAAATGCCGGATCGTTAAGTTGTTCTTCAAGAGTTTTCTTTTTTAAATAATTGTATTTAGTTGTTTTATATGTGAATGTTTTATGGCGATTTAATGGTGGTTTTAGAGTATTAATCAAGTATGTTTCATAAATATCTCTTTCAACTGGACAATTAACATAAATACATTCAACAACATGGAAAAGATGTTTAAATTCTTCTGTGTTAGAAACAGACAATAAAGATGGCTCCATATGTTCTTTAAGCCTTCTTCTTAGGTTGTCCGACTTACCAATATAGAGCAGTTCATTTTTCTTGCTATAAATCTTGTAAATGCCGCCTTGTTTAGGTGGTATTTTATCGTATTGCTTGCATTTAATACAAAGATTATCATTTGGAACAGTTATTGTAATCACATTATCACATCCTATAGATTAAGGTTAAGATACACATTATCAATATCATCTTGAGTAATACCGATATAGCGAAGCGTTATTGCCGGACTGCTATGATTAAGTATGGTTTGTAGTCTTTCAATACCTACGCCAGATTTAAATGCATGATAACCAAATGTCTTTCTTAGGCTATGTGTTCCTATAGATTCTTCAATACCTACAGCCTGAGCAGCATTGTTTAATATTTCCCATGCTTGATTCCTTGATATTGGCTTATCTCCTTTCTTTGATTTAAATAGATACTGTTCAATATTAATAGTTGATAAGGGTTCAAGATATAAGGACAACGCTTTAGTAATAGCCTTATTAATAGCAAATTGTTTTGTTTTATTTGTTTTGCGTTCACGCAAGGTAATATTATCCCGTATTTTGTTACCACCATTTAATACATCTTTTAGTTTTAAATTAAGCAAGTCTGATATGCGCAATCCTGAGTTAATACCGAGTACAAATAGTAAATAATTGCGTGGTCCATGAGGACCATTTTTTAATACTTTTTTCATGGCTTCGATTTTCTTTATGTCTCTGATGGGCTGGACATACTCCATGTTTAGCACCTCCTTATTATCTAACACAATAAGATTATAACATACATTATGTTAGATAACAATACATTTTTAATTTTATTTTTCTTACGATCGCCGGTGACATATTATGTCGTACAAATTTAACAACCCAACGAGGTAACAAGCCTATGTTTCCCATGTTCCATAAAATAAAATGCTTCATATTAGCCTGGTTGTTTACCATGGAATTACTCATTAACCAAACCACCAGGCAACAACTTGCCCAGGCTGACCAGAACATAGAACAAGGCAACACCGTAAAACTGAGAAACTTACCATAATCCTTCCATAAAGGAGTCTTGTCCCCATGATAACCTGCCGCTATACCTGCGCCGCCCACAAAACAAAATGCTGCTTCGAGTGTGACCAGGTTCCAAACAACAAACCCTGCCAGGAAGGAGTCTGCTCCAAACCCTGTTACCTTGTCACCGGGGAACCAGTTCCTAGAATTATTAAGCAATATGAGTAGCTAAGATTTATTCTTGACTGCATAAATATACATAAGTCTGCATAATTATGCAGTATTCCAAGACAACGCCAAAACCAATATCCCCTGTAATATCAATGTTTTCTTAATATATTGCAGGGGTTTTTTATGCCCAAGACTGCATAAATATACATAACATTGCATAAATATTCATCTTATTATTTCGCTATATCAAAGTAGGTGACTCTGTTATGCCGCGTCCCAAAAAACCAGACTTCCTGCAACCTACAACCTGTCCGGACTGTGGCGCCACCTTCAAGCCGGTCAACATCAACCAAAAACGCTGCGTCGCCTGTATCGCCGTCGCTAATAAAAAAGTAGCCGAAGAACAGAGGCTGGCCAAAATCAAGGCTGAAATAGAGGCCATGCACAAGAAACACCCCCCGGCAAACCACAACCCGGTCGGCATGGCAACCTGCGCGGTCTGTGGCAAGGAGTTCGAAGCCAAGAACCTCCGCAACGCCAAGTATTGTTCGGACGAATGCAGGAAGTCCACAAAAACCAAAGTCCACCGTGATAAAAAGGAAACCGTTTCTGACAACCAGAAACTTGTCTGGGTAAGGTGCAAAAACCCCGAATGTCCCAACGGCGGGAAATTTCAGACCACCTGGGAGAAGTACCGCAAAGGACAAGGCTACTGCGATAACGAGTGCAAGAAACGCGGCATGTACCTAAAGAGCAAAAAGTACCAGCGCGACCAGGAGGAAAAGCGGACGCAGGTTCCGGCGCAGGTGGTGGAGATTGAATATAGTCCCCATGACGGAGGTCAGAAAGAGTTTCACGAATACGAGCATGTTCGCTTCAGGGTCTTAGCGTGCGGGGCTAGATGGGGCAAGGATCGTGCATCTATTGCTTCATTCTGCAAAAACTTTGCCGAGATGTTATCCGAAAACAGGCCCAAAACATTGATTCCGCGCGTGCATGGGTGGCTTCTAGCTCCAAATTTTCCCATGGCTAGACAATTATGGAGGGAGTTAAAGGAATTTTGGCCGCAAGAATGGACGGTGAGAAAAAGCGAAGCAGATCATACACTAGAAACTATCGGTGATGGTCTTATAGAAGTCAAGAGTAGCGACAATTGGGATCATTTGGTAGCTGTAGGACTTGACATCCTGGTTCATACAGAGTTTGCCAGGGTTCGTGATCAAGAAGGCGTTTTCTCAATGCTGCGAGGCCGCTTATCTTCTCCAAACAGGGGACCAGGCGGTAAGGGTGGTATAGCAATATTTAATAGTACCCCGCGCGGCAGGGATTTCTTTTATAAGATGTTCCTATGGGGACAAGATGAAAGGCATCCTGACTGGAAATCGTTTCAGTTTCCTACTTCCACCAATCCGTATATTGCTCCAGGTGAAGTTGAATCGGCCAAACAAATAATGCCAGAACGATTGTTCCGTCAGGAGTTCCTTGCTGAGTTTTTATCTGATTCAGGGGAAGTTTTTATAAATGTGGATGATATTTCCATTGGTATAACAAGGGAACCGTCTCCAGGACAAGCTTTCTACGCCGCATGGGACCCGGCACAAAGAAATGACTGGAGCGCATTTGGTATAAGAAATGAACGTGGTGAACAGGTTCTAAAAGAACGGTGGACCGGCCTTTCATGGACGCACCAGTTGGACAAGGTCGAATACTACTGTAAACGCTATAATAACGCTCCACTTTCAATAGATTCCACCGGGATTGGTGAAACATTGCCGGAGGCGGCCAACCAAAGAGGGATAAACGCTACCGGGTACTTCTTTTCCAACGCCCTGAAAGAGCAAATGGTTTCCCACCTTTCCTTACTAATGGAGAGGCGGGAAATTTTATTATTAGACGATAATGACCAGAAAGAAGAATTAAAGAGTTACACTTACGAAATTACAAAAACCGGTAAAATTAGTTATCATGGGGTACAAGGAACCCATGATGACCTTGTAAGTATGCTACTGCTTTTGTATAAAGATTTTCAATCAGCAACATTAACGCTTCCTTATGTCGGCCTGCTGCTTGGTGGTCGGCGCAAATCAGCTTAATATTTTCCCCAAAACGCCCGCCCTGCTACTGTGTGGTCCCATCCGTAGCCGCGCGACCTCCGATCTCCGAAGCGGCCAGGAGATAAGGGACCGGGCGTGGCCGCGGTACATAATATTGTAGGCGGTATTAAGTCGGGTTGATAGTCAATGCCTTGCGATAAAGGCAAGGACGAGGATGCTCCGGGTGAGGGAATCTGGGCACCGTCTACATAGTTTTGAAGCTATCTCTTATGGAGTTTTAAGGCTCGAACAATTAATCTACGATATGACGGTGGCGGAATAGGGTAGACGCTAGGGATTATAGCTGCTTGCCAAAAGCCCTGAGTTGGTAGCGCAAAGACCAACATGTCGGGTGCAAATCCCGACCCGTCATAATTACTAGAACCCCTTACCGTTCCATATGAACGGTAAGTAGATTTACCCCCTGTCATTCTGTATGGATGGCAGGTAGATTTACCTTGGAACTGCGATTATGCTTTATGCCGCGCAGTTCCCACGCGACAATATTACCCCGTTGCGAAGCGGCGGGGTTTTTGAATCTATCGTATTGCCCACAAAGGAGCTGATCAAATGCCATTTAACGATCCTGCTTACATCCAAGAATTTACAAATTTCTGTACCAATCTAAAAGTAAAAACCGCCCTGGAAGTGGGCTACGGTTCCGGCGAGCTCGTGGAAGCCTTGCGCCAGGCTGGTATCGAAGCCGAGGGAATCGACAAGTCCACTGAGTTATCCAACAACAAGCAAGCCGGATACCTGCACAACGTCCCCTGGGAGGAATTCGCGCCAGCCAAGAAATATGACCTCGTTTACAGTTCTGGCGTTATTGAGCATTATAAATTTTCTTCGGAAATGAATGAATTTCTAAAGAAAATTGCCGGATTTTCCAAGAAATACATACTTACCATAGCGCCAAACGCAAACTGTATCGCCTATATAAATTCCAAGGCTAACACGACCGCGCCGTGGAAGGACGAACTCGACTTTACTCCTGAGAGCCTGGCGGCAATCCACGACCTTACTGGCTTAACCGTAAAGGAATCCGGCGCCATGGCTGCCGAGTGGCCGAAGCGGTTTGGTCCGGAACCTTCAGAGCCGTATTTAGTGTACTGCCTGGCTGCTGTGCCGAAAACAACACCGACAAAAGCAACGCTAAAAACTGCCAAAGAATAACAAAGACGGGAGGCGGTATATTTGGAGCAAGCGTTAACCTACGCCATAAACAGCGGAGCCGGGATCTTCGCTGTTTTATTTATCGCGCTTTTGGCCTGGGTGCTCCGGGCGAACGACCAGCGCGAGAATCGCTACTTGAATGTAATAGACAAGCTTGGAGACAAGATTGACGACCGTGTGACTGTTATTGACGGTAAAGTAGACCGCCTCAAGGAAGATGTTGACGACCTTAAAACCGATGTTGACGGAATTAAGTCCGATGTGAGCAAGATTATCGCTACAAAGTAGAAGTTTTTCGCAACGAAGTCCGAAAACGTAACTTTTCGCAAGGCAGGGATTCCGGAAGTCCCTGACGGTGCCACCCCTCGCCGTCATTGCCTTGCGATTTTAATTAAGGGGTAAATTTATTTTAAGGGGGATTGTTTATTTATGAAGGTGGCAATTTTAACATCATACTTCTATCACCAAACGAAAGAATTTGACGGTGAGGACAGAATCATCTTCGGTGGCGCTGAGCGCCTGCTTTTTGAGCTATGTAAATTCCTTCAATCCGAAGGCCATGAAGCAACGGTATTTCAACCTCTACCAATGAACGACCTCAAAAAGCAGTATACCACTATTGAAAAAGATTATCGCGGTATGAAAATCGTTTGCCTACCAACTAGCGACAAATGGGAGTATTCAACATCTCCAGGATTAAATTACACCTTCAACGAGATGGCGATCTGGCACGATTTGCGGATTTACTTTGCATCGTTTATGTGTTTTCCCGAAGTTCGTCACCCAGCTATTTCAATCTCTCACGGTATCTTCTGGGACTTCCCGAACCATCTTGTCAGACAGGGAACTCCGGAGCAACGCGCTGAGTTTTTCCGCCGCCAGATGTACGGCTTTACCGCGCCGGATGCCTGTGTTGCCGTAGATACTAATGTAAGAGGTGTCATAGCGGCAATGGAGCCGGGTTCTGAAGCAAATGTTCATGTAATACCAAATTTTGTAAATACGAAGGTATTCAAACCCCTGGAACCTGGCAAAAAGGATTGGACGCGACCGCGAATCCTGTATCCGCGCCGATTATCAACTGTAAGAGGCATAAACCACTTCATTAAACTAACGTCACAGTTTCCAGACTGTGACTTTTTAGTTTGCGGCAACGGCACAGATGCTTCCATGGAAGCGCAACTACGGCAGTGGAGCCAGGGACATAATAATATTCAAGCTGTTTGGCGGCCAATGGAGGGCATGGAGGAAATTTACCAGATGGCAGATATTGCCGTTGTGCCGACCGTTAGCGCCGAAGGGACTTCGCTATCGCTATTAGAGGCCATGTCAACAGGTTTACCAATAATTACTACTCCTGCTGGCGGCTTACCAAATCTTGTTATTCCGGAATACAACGGCATTGTCGTTGATTTGAACCATGGCGAACTTGCGCCAGCACTGGCAAGGTTGCTGAAACACCCGAAACTTGCAGCGAAAATGGGCAGGCGCAGTCGACAGATGGCTGTTGATTCCTTTGATATTTCTATTTGGTATAAACGTTGGAGAGAAGTTATCAATAAAGTTGTTAAGTAGCAGTAAAGGCAGGTGATTTACCCTTTGAAAATATTTGGTAAGGAAGTTTTCAAACCAAGAACACCAAGAACTAGATCGCCTGATAACCAACAACCAATTTATTCTGGTCGCGCATCAAAGATTCAGTATTATGGTCCATTGTCTCCGTATAGGAGTAAAGTAACAAACTTATTAATGAGACTTCGCCAAACCTATGATGCTACTCAGGCCATTGATCTTCTTCTTGACGAATCAAGTGATTTATCACAAGCCTTATGGAATTTTATTCGCTTGTCTAATGTTGGTCATGAGATGGAGATTTATCGCTTAAATAGCACGGAACGCATGACTGATATTGAGGAAGAATGGCGGGATTTTGCTTCTCGGATAAATGCTATGAGTAATGCTGGTCTGGATGGTCTTATTGATCAACTTCACCTACTAGCATTTACAAAAGGGGCTATGGCATGTGAGGTTGAGGTTGCACCGACCTTGGACGATGTTTGGGATGTTTATCCCATCAAACCACAAACAATTTACTGGGAACTTATAGAACGGAATGGCAGACAAGTTTGGATACCTTATCAGTATCAACTTACTGGAAAGATATCTTTGGAGCAGGCTAATTTTTTCTGGGTTCCTACCGATCCCGATATTGATGATCCTCGTGGTAGATTAATTCTTAAGCCAGCAATTGCAGCCCTGGACTTTCAGATTCAAGTATTGAACGACCTTCAACAAGTTATTCATAATCAAGGTTGGCCAAGGTACGATATTTCAATAATTATGGAACGTCTTATGGCAATAATGCCACCAGATGTTAAATCTGATGGCAAAAAAACCAGGGAATGGATAAAAGAACATATTAATTTTGTAAAAGGTTTATACGAAGATCTTAAACCTGACGATTCTTTTATTCACACAGACGATGTTGTGGTTGATATGGCAAAAGGCGCTGTAAATAATGGTCGTGGTCTTGATGTTCGGGCTGTTCAGGAAATGCTTGACGTTCAAATGTTAACTGCGGCAAAACAGGTTAATGTGATGATGGGCAGGGTTAATAGTTCTACCGAATCATGGGGATCGATTCAGTTTCGAATTTTTGTTTCCGGTCTTATGTCTATCCAGCGGGGTTCAAAACGCCTTATTGAAAGCATCGCTTCTCTTTGGCTTCGAGTTAATGGTATTCAAGGAAAACCGGTTTTTACCCACAACCTTCTTGACTATGAATCAGAAAAACAGAGGGTAGAAATTAAAAACCAAAAAGCGGCGTTTTTTAAGCTGGCTCAGTTAATGGGATGGATTGAGGGATCGGAAGCAAGTCAGGATTTATTTGGCCACGATGCCGTAGGCGAACCGCGCAACATACAACCTCCGCAGCAAGGGGGTGGCGACAATCAGAACAATGGCAATTAATCCGAGGACGCTGAAAGACGCTACAAATTATACCGCGATATTAAAGAAAGGTGGTGATGAACTTGCCGGCAGAAGCATACCACAATTTTCCGCTTGCGCCGAGGGATCGGACCTGGGACGTGAACGAAGCGACGCCGAGGCTGAGAAGGTGGGCCTCAAGGGACGGCAGCGGCGACAAGGAACAAATTGACTGGAACAAACTTCGCAAAGTCTATTTCTGGCACGAGGCCGGGGAGCTGACCAACTTCGGGCAGTTGAAGTTACCCTACTGCGACATCATTGACGGTGAACCTCATGTAGTTCATAATGCTGTGCAAAACGCTTTAGCTAGGATAGATGGAAGCAGTATTCCTAATGAAGACAAGCCAGCAGTCCGTTCGGTTGCCGAAAGACAAATGAGACGTTTTCAGGATTCTGGAAATACCGAGAGCATGGAAGCTGATGGCGATGAAGCATTATCCCGGACGCCTGCCGTATTTGGTTCTCCAAACGAAAGTCAACTAGCGAAGATAAACGCTTTAGCGAAACGATCTTTCTCTCCGGAGGAAGTTTTTGTTTTTAGAAGTAAAGCTATTGGCAACGGGCTTATCCCTACGCGCTTTGCGATGGCTCATAAATCCTTACTTGAAGTGTTTCAGGCCGATGCCCAAAAGGGTATCGCTTTCATGCTTGATCATCCATGGGCAGGAATGTTTAGCCGTCCTAAACCTGCTTTATCCTATGGCCGCAGTTTTGACGCAGTTTTAAAGCATCCAGGCAGGAACGAGGTAAAGGCACCTAATGAAACACTGGCTCTATACATTGACCATTACATTCCTTATGGTAGGGAGAAAGACGGCATTTCAACTGACCAGATTATTAATGACATCCAGGATGGAGTATTATTTGATACTTCCGTGGGATTTGGCAACGATGTTGACGAGTGCTCTATTTGCGGCGGCAACCTCTGGGGTGCAAATGCATGTGAGCATTGGCCGGGTAGGGAATATGAAGGGCAAACCTGCTATTCCATTATGAAGCCTCCGGGGTACTTAATGGAAAATTCTGGGGTTTTCGACGGAGCATATCCTGGAGCTGGAATACTGTCAAATGTAAATGATGGTATGCAAGGTGATGAAAAACTTGTTCTGGTTGAAAATTTGAAAGAACTTGACACCGGAACAACTGTTTACCGTATCTACAGTGCAAAAAGGGGAGCATTGTTGACATATGCGCCAAAAGGAGCAATTAAAACCAAAACCGGCTTATATGCCGTAGGTGGAGTACCTGGAAAGGAGGAATCTAAAAAAGTGGAACTTAAAGAACAAGTTTTTGCGGCAGTATTAGCAAAAACCGGCTTAGCAGAAACAGTGGAAATGACCGCCGAGCAAGTTATGGCTGTCCTGGCCGAGAAATTTACCGAAGAAGTAAAGCTGACCATCCAGGAGAGTGCCGAACCCCTGAAATTTGCCCTTACCGAGCCTGATATTCGTCGCGCCCTCGGTCTTACCGAACAGGCCGACCAGCCTATCCCGGAAAATTGGTCCGCCAAAATCATTCAATTTTCCCAGGAAGGCCGTGAATCTCGGCAGGAACTAATCAACGATACCCTGGAGTGGGGTGTCCGCGCTTACGGCAACGACTTCGCTATGGAAAGCTACCGCGAAATTCTGTCTGAACCCAATCGCACCGTCCAGGCAATTAAGGACATGCGGGAACAGTTCAAAAAGAAAGCCGGCGAAGACCTTCAGGCTGGCCGCGTAACCAAGATTCAAACCGACAAAAAGCCTCAAGCCACAATCCCGGCAGAGGCTTTTAAAATCTAAGGGATTAAACCTAAGAAGGGAGTTGAATTAAATTGGCAAGAGGTGGAGTAGATTTTGAAGGTATTGGGGCGCATTACACTACTTATGCGCTAAAAACTTCCGATAATTTTACTCAGTCTGACGAAGGCAAAGCAGTAACCATTACCGGCAATGGCGAAGCCGGTTACGGTAATTCTGGGGATGTGTTCCTGGGCATTGTTTCTCGCGTGGAAGCTGATAGTTACGGCAGTATCCAGGATGCTGGTTACGTGGAAGTCGGTTATGTTTCCGCTGCGTATCCTCCGCAGCTTCAAGCCGCCGTTGTTGTAAACGGTGCCGGCCTTGTTTCCCAATCTGGCGCGGCTGTTAATGGCAGAGGAAACAGTATTGTTTCCGTGGATACCACAAACCAGAAAGTTATAGTCCTGTTGGGCTAATAGAAGGGAGAGTGAAACAAATTGACTGCAACTGTAAAACCGAGAGCTTTTGAGATTCCGTTAAGTATCCAACTTTATCGCCAGGCCAACGAAAAAGGTCTAACCTTTTCTCAATATCTGGAACACATTGATCCGTCGCATGAGTACAACGATGGCCTTGACTCCTTTGAGCGTCAACTTCGCCGGTTCAACATTATAGCAAAGTCCATCCCGGAAAAAGGGATCTGGGCCTCCAAGGTGGAGGCTTTTTATATGTCTGACGACGGCCAGGATGTGCCCGTTCTGTTTCCTGAGTATGTTAACCGGGTAGCGCGGGAAGCCCTGGTCCAAGATGACATTTTGTCCGAGATGGTGGCTATTAGAACTCCTATTGATAGTAATGCTTACAAGACCATCTATATCGATACCGATAGCAGGATGACCAGCAAGAAGCGCGTTACTGAGGGTACTGACATGCCGGTGGCAACCATGCGGACCAGTGAGAACACGATTAAGATTTATAAATATGGCCGTAGGTTAAAAGCTACTTATGAAGCTATTCGTCGGATGCGTCTTGATCTGTTTGCTCTGCATGTCCAGGGGATCATGATGCAGGCAGCTCTTGACCGCGCTACTGATGCTTATACCGTCCTTAAAGATGGTGACGGCAACAGTAACGCCGCGACTAACTACAACAAGACTGACCTACAAACTACTGCTGGCGGCGCAAGCGATGCTTTGACTTATGCTGGTTGGTTGAAATTCATGTTCAAGTTCTATCCCTATAAAATGAGCACCATTATTGGCGGGGAATCTGAACTCATTGAGTTGTTGACCGTGGATGCTCCGAACGTCGATCCGTTGAAACTGATCCAGATGATTAAGTTTGGCGGTACTGCTCAGGGCGGTACAATGGCGCAGAATATTTTTAACGATTATCGGATCGTTTACTTACCCGATGCTACTGATAATGTCCTACTTGGCTTTGATCGGCGGTATGCTCTGGAAATGGTTACTGAAATTGGTTCCGATATTACTGAAACTCAGCGCCTTATTTCCAGCCAGTGGGAAGAAATAGTTATTTCCGAGGTTAATGGCTTTGGTGTGTTCCTGCCGCTGTCCCGCCGCAAACTAACACTGAATGCTTAGAAAGGAGGCTTATCGCCTCCTTTCTTCCCTGTAAAGGGGTGATTATTTTATGCCTTCAATCATTATCGGGACCGACTACGCCACCCGTGTCCGCAACCGCCTGGGAGTGACGGACGTTGACCTTACCGTAGCCGAAATAGATGAAATGCTTGCCGTGGTTGAATACGAGGTTGCCGACCGGATTACAACCTATGCCAACCTCACCGGGAAGGATCTGGCCTACCTTCAGGCCGGCGCTGTGGCCGCGCTTGCCGCCGCCATGTGCCCGGTACTCAAAGCCAAGATGCCAAAGCGGGAAAAGGCTTTGAGTACCGACATTGAAAGCGGAGTTGACTGGGATAAAAAGGAAGAAAAGTTACTTGCCGACAAGGAGCGATTTTTATCTCAGATAACCGGCTACACACAGACTTACGCCGACGTCACCCTGTTTGGCCTGGCTGGTCCTACCCGTTCCGGCAACGGTATATTTGAGGAATAGGCAGGTGATCCTATAGCGTGAATTACACGGAGCGCTTTATCCGACGCAAAGGCGAAGCCTGTACTATTGCTTCCCGGACCCCTGCCCTGGATTCAATGTGTATCGTTGCTCCGGCGACAAAGGGGGGCTGGCGCATTGCTGACCGACATGATTACTGGGACGGCATGATTCCGGTTTCTGCCAGTCTTGTGTCCGGGGAGGTAATAGCGGTCAGCGATAAGGAAATTCTGGTTATGACCACTGCGGCCAACTCTGGCGTTACCTCCTTCATGGGCACCCGAACCAACGCCGATCTAAGCTGGCAGCGTCAAACCGCGAGCGTGGACGCGAATTACAACGTGATCATGGTTTGGGCTACCGTATCGGCAGATGTCCCCGCTTTCGGCCAGCTTGTGACGGCGCAACTACGCCAGGAAGATCCGGGGTTGTTACCCAACACGAAATACCTGTTCTTCATTCCGTCATCCTACGGCATGGCGCAGATGGACCGGGTAGTATTCGGGACGGTATCATGCCAGGTGGATTCGCTGGACAGTATTATCATGGACGGAATTTTGAGGTTACAGTGTTCGGAGGATACGAGGCTATAAAGGGGTGTTTATTGTGAAAGTGTATGAGATGGCTGTAGACAAGAAGCCGGATTGGTGTTTGCTTTGTCCATTGCGAGGAAGTTCTATAAAGATAGATATGCCACAATGCGGAACAAATAAAACCATTGATTGTGGCGACGGATGGGAAAGAAGCGGAAAAGTTCCAGATGATCGATGTGTAATAAAAGAGTTAACAAGGAAAAGTTGACAATGATCACCTTTGATGCCGCAAAACTGACCACTGACCTCAAAAAAGCCCTGACCCTTACCCTAATAAAGCTTCAAGCCGAAGTCCTGGCTGACGCCGAAGGTAAGATGTTTACTGCGGAAGGCCGCGCCGACATTGAAGCCATGCCGGTAAGTGACGTTGCCGGGATAATTACGGCGATTATAACCGAGGGACCGTGGGCTATACTTGATGAGTTTGGGCGAGGATCAGAAATGCAACAGGACAATCCTTTTCTTGCTCAATATCGCGGTAGTAACCTTTGGAACCCTGAAAGAAGCGACCTTGCCATTCGTGGCCGGCCAGCCGGATCACAGCCTACGATGTTCGGGGAACGTGTTTTTAAGGGTAATGCCGCCGGCAGAAATCTTGAAGAACTTGCCCAAAAGGGCGTTATTGACAAAAAATACCTTCCGAGTCCTCCTTCAAAGGCGCTTCAAACCGCTATGCGCTGGATGGCGGTAGGAAGGTTTCAAGAAGTAATAGCGGAAACACTGAAGGCTTTTCCATGGGGAGCTTATTTAATTGCGAAGCCGTGACAGCGGCAACTATTAAGTATTACTTAATAGTTCGTTTTGTTTTAGGGGGTGATGTTTTGGGTGATTAACCCCAGAGCAGTCCTGGACGCAATCCAGGCTATTTTTATTACCGATGACACAATGCTTGCATACCTTCAGCTTACCGGCAAACCAATTGCTGAGAAAGCTCAAGGCATCATCAAGCGCAGTTTCTTTACAGACCTTGCCGCCAGTAAGTCCCGGTGCTGTATTTACTTCCGTCCCTCCCGGAAAACGTCAAATTCATTGACCATGGAAGATGTCCTGGAAATTGACGTCCACGTCCCGGTATCCCGCGACCTTTACGCATACGACGCCCTGCAACGGGCGTTTTCGCTTTTAGATGAGCGGGAGCGCAGGAGAAAGGGACTTGATCCTGTTATAGCTTATCACCTGCTCCGCTGGGACGGGCAGCTTGGGGACTTGGTAACAGCACAGAATTATTTCTGCGCGGGGGCGCGGTTTAGTTGCGTTGTAACAACAAGGAATCCATAAGAAGGAGTTGATTATAATTGAGACCTGTTGTATTCAAGGAAGCCGGCCACATCGGTCTTTGGCAGTACAAAACCGATGGGACCGTTGATCAGACAGATGCTTCAACCTATCTTGGTGCCAACGGTACGGTGGAAAGTATTACGCCCTCTATTGAATTTAGCGGGACTGAGGTTAAGGACGGAAACAGTATGTTTCCAATGGGTGATTATGACGAAAGCATTGCCGGTAAAGTTGATGTGAAGTTTAATAGTTACCAGCAGAAACTTTTTGCCGGGTTGATTGGTTCAACCGTAACAGACGAAACCGGGGAAAATATGTGGCGGATTGAAGAAGGTAAAACCGTCCCTCCTTCAGGCGTATATACTGTTACCCTGGATAAGACGGTTGCTACTGGTGGGACTATTATCATAGTTGACAACAGCGGTTCTCCGCTTGCGTCTGTTGCGTCCGGGCCTGCCGCAAGTCAGTTCACCGTGTCAGGCGCAACCGTAACCTTTAACAGCGCGGATGCTTCCAAAGAAGTATTTTGCGCCTATGAATGGACTCCTACCGATACTGAAAAGGTTGAGCTTAACGAAGCGGCCAGAAGGCCATTCTATGCCGTTGTTGGCGGCAAGGTTCTATCTGAGGACGAAACAGCTACAAAAGAAATCAACATCTTATTTGACAAGTGCAAGGCCACAGGGAACATTACCCCTCCGGCACAGCAAAAGAACAAAGAGGGCTGGACGATCTCACTGAAAATCCTTAAGCCGCGTTCCGGGTATAAGGCCGTAACGTATCGTGTTGAAAAGTAGGTAAAATAAGTAAAAAATAAAGGGGATAGAAAGGGGTAAGATTTAAAATGGCTGATGGTAAAAACAAAGACAAGGACAATTTAACACCGGTTCCCCTGTCCGTAATGACCGGGCAGGGGAATTTCTTTTCTCTTACAGTCCGTAAGCGTGAAAAGAACGAGCAGGGAAAGGTAGTTTGGAAAGAAGAAGTAAAGACCTACGACATTGCCGGGATTCCTTTGGACATGGTTGATGAGTATTTTGCCGACAACGTTTCAATTGGTTCGCAAATATTCAACTTGAGGGATGAAGAAGCAAAGCGGGTTCAAAACAAATGGCTTCCACTACTTGTTTCCAAAAACGGAATCGGCCTGGAGTTGGATGACTTGCTCAAGGACGGCCTGGATACAAAGAATCTGCGCGAATTGTGGCGGGCTATTGTTGATCTGACGGGTTTTTAAAAACCCGGTCGGAAGGCGAAGGACCTACTGACTGGGGTGAAATTTACACAACATTATTGAGTCACACAAATCTAACCTATGAGCAAATCGGCAAACGGACAATACGGCAGTTAAATGCCATACTGGATCGGCTACCGAAGCATATCGAAATTCGCATGAATATTCCTGGTTTTTTTGGTGGTTATAATGGTGTAGGCGAGACAGAACCTAGCAAGCCCTCCACCGTTAATGACGTAGCGGATTTTTGTAGTTATTTTTCTGGAATAAGATAACCCCGGCCAAGTCCTTGACCGGGAGTACATATTTATATTTTTTGTTTTAACCCTTGTTCAATTAATTCAATAATAATAAAATTCACAGATCGTTTTTCTTTTTCGGCTATTTCTGCAAGTTTTTCAAATAAATCCTTTTTTATTGTAATTGAAAAACTTCTTTTATCTGGGGCTAGGTTGGCCATGTAAATCACCTCTTAAATATTTTATACCATAAAACAAAAAATAATTCAATGAATTTCTTTAAATTACATTGACTTTCCATGAACTTCATAATATAATATTCATGGAAGTTAAATGAAATTCATTGAAAGGGTGATAAGGCATGGCAAATAATATTTTAACTGCAAAAGTAACAATTAAAGGTGTCCGTCCTCTATTGTGGCATCATTTTGGACCAGAAGCATTACCCCTTGAGAAGCAAGAAAGAACCGGCGTTGCAGGTAACGACCCCGAAGAATGGAAAAAGACAGTGCTAAAAACCAAAGACGGACAACTTTATATCGATCCTTCATATGTCTTTGCTTGTATTCGTGAGGGAAGTAAGCACACTAAAAAAGGTAAGGGCAGTATTCAGAAAATGGTTCAAGCAACCTTACAGGTTATTACCGACAGAATATTGGTTGACCGTTATCTACCAGAGAATATTACTGAGTTAGTTAACGAAACCGACGAACCTGTTTATATGGACGTTCGTTCGGTTAGAAATCCTTCGACTGGCGCAAGAAATGTCCGTTACCGTGTTGCCGTTTCTCCTGGATGGATAACAACATTTGAAATAATGTGGGACAAAACTATTATTTCAAGGGGTGAAATGGAAGCGTCCGTGATAGATGCAGGTAAATTTAGCGGCATAGGTGATGGTCGGAATATAGGTTTTGGTCGTTTTGTTGTTAAAGAATTTGACGTAAAAGAAGATGTTGCCAGTGCCACGGCATAGACCACAAAAAGAGCTATGGCATGGTTTGCGTCGAATAGTTTGGGAGCGAGACAATAAACAATGTGTCCATTGCGGTAAACCGGTTAAATTTGAAGAATTTAATTGTGATCATATAAAATCAGGTAAAAATGCAAGCAACAAGGTTAATAATTTGCGCACTTTATGTAGAAGGTGCCATGTTTTAAGAGAGGATGGACGACATAGGGGCATGATAGCGAAAGCACTCAAAGATGGTATCATTCCTCCGAATTGGCGAGAGTTAGTTTGGGGCGATTGATATAAATGCGGCGAGGAGCGGAGGGGTAAGGCCAGGTGTGGATTGGAGTGGTACGGTTAGGCGAGGTCAGGTGCGGTGCGGTTTGGTACGGTGAGGCGAGGTAATTATTAAAAAACGGTTATCAACCTCTCTTAACTGGTGAGAGTCGGTTAGGAGAGGTTGATATAAACGAGGTATGGTGCGGCGAGGATTGGATGGGTGCGGTGCGGTTTGGTGCGGCGGGGTATTGTAAGGTATGGTTCGGTAAGGCAAGGTAAAATAGAAGAAGCCCAATAACAGGCTTCTTCTATTTTACCTTGCCTTACTGGTTTGTCCCATGATATGATTTTTAAAAACTGTGGGGTGGATTTTAATGAAAAGAGAGGTTAATCCTGGTGTTGCCGCTGTTCTTAATTTTTTCTTTCCTGGTGTCGGGTATATTTATTTAGGGATATTTGGAAAAGCGTTAATTCATTTGTTGATCGGATGTTTTGTTCTTTATGAAATATTAATTAAGACAACGAGTCTTCCATTGCCTTATCTTGTTATTGGATTCTTGAATTTAGCAATTTCTACATACAATGGTTATTTTGATGCTCAACAGATTAATTCAGCGAAAAATATTGCCAATGATACACTAGCGGATAATAAAAGTGATACTAACTTTAAAGATATATTTCCCAAACAAGGAAATCCCCTTAGGTGGTTTTTATTGATACCGGCATTTTTCTTTGGTCTTTATCTTGTTTTTAAATTATTTATGTAAACTATTTTAATATTTCTTGATTATTTACTTCCTAGAAAGGAGGTTATTTTTTGGCAGATAATAATTTCATTAGTCAAGTTATGGCCAGTCTTGGGATTAACACTGTTCCGGCCATTACCTCATTAGAACAATTGCAAAAGGCCGCATTGGATACAAACGCGAGCTTAAATGTACTGGCTACCGCCAACGCAAGGGTTGCCGCCTCTTTTGCCGGCAATATGAACGCTGGACTTACCCGGTCAAGCGTCCTAGTAAGCGACTATTTTAGAAACACTGAAAACCGTGCCAGAAATCATGCTACCGCCATGAGCAGGGTCCTAAACCCCAACATATTTCTACATCATGCCGGGTGGCTCCTGACCGGTGCTACTATTTTCGAGGTACTAAGTACAATGAAAGATGGTCTGGTCGGTGTTGAAACTGGCATGAAAGGCTTACAAACCGTCTTGCCCACCGTTGCCCACGACCAGGAAGCCTATAATAGAGCCCTGCAAGAATCATTGCAAATAATGCGGGATTATGGTGCCAAAGTAGAAGAGGTTTTCACTGCTTCCCGATCCTTTGCTCGTATGTATAAAGACCAGGACCTTGTTATGCAACTGGTTGACAACGCTACCAAGCTTCAAATTGTCGATAACATGAAGCTTGAAGAATCCGTAAAAGCCAATGAAGCCAGCCTTGCTACATGGGGAAAAGAACTCAAAAACTCAAATGAAGTATTAGCCTTTTCCACCCATTTAATGGATGCGTATACGGCACTTTCACACAATGCTTTTGCACCAGCCAGCGATCTTGCTAACGCAACAAGCAGAGCAGCAGCAGCCGCAAAGCAGGCCGGTATAGACATGGATCACTTCTTGGGACTTACAGCCAGCGGCTTACGGGCTATTCAGCGTCCCGGTGGCGAAGTTGGTAATATGTTAAAGACAATATTTGCCACTTTATCCAACCCTAGCGAAAAAGTCACTAAAGCCTTAGATGAAGTCGGTATAAGTGTACGTGAAAATAATGGAAAGATTAAGGATGCTTACACACTAATTCTTGAACTTTCCCAAGCCACAAAAGATGCTTCTCTTTCGCAGGATGAGTTAAATAATGCAATTCAGCAGAGCGCTAGAGGGGTTTTCCAGTATTCCAAATTCAGTGCCCTTGTCGGCCAGTATGATGAGATTGTCAAGAACGTCGCACTTGCTATAAATTCTTCGGGGCTTACTGCACAGATGGCCGCACAGCAGCTTGATACGGTTCAAAAGAAAGCTGCTCAAACCCGCGCTACACTGGTTTCTCTTTGGTCTGGCGCAGGTGATAGCGGTCTGCGTGACAGCTTAAAAAATCTACTGGATAATTTTAATGCCTTCCTTCTTGGTCTTGAAAAAGTTGGACCGGTGGCTATTAATGCCGCCGCCGGTATTGGGGCACTCCTTCTGGTCAGTAAGACCATACAGGGTATATATTCTACGATGTTGCCCGTTGTGTCAGCCGTGGCGGTTTCAACAAGAACATTGGGTACCGCTTCAACAACTACAGCGGCGGCGCATGGAACGCAGGCAGCGGCGGCTAACGCAGCGGCAACGGCCACCTCTCGCCTTGCCGTCGCTACCGGGTTGGCGACTGCTGGTATTTCAATTATCCTTGGTGGTTTAGCGGCTTGGGCCATAAACGCCGGGGAAGCAAAAAGAGCACAACATGAATTAAACCAGAAGGCGCAGGATTATGTACCGATTAGCCTTCAAAAACAGCAGCAGTGGCAACAAGAATCGACATTCCTTCAGGAAATGGCGAAGCAGCATGATATTTTACAGCAGAAAATAGAGTCCGGTAACCTCACCGAGAAGGAACTTCAAGCCGCTAAAAAAGATTCTGCCGCCGTTTCCGAGGCGGTTAAGATAGCTCTGGGAGAGGAAGCAGTTGCCCGGTTGGATGCGGCAGGATGGACCCAAGATGCCGTCGATCAAGAAATTGGTGTCCTTACTGATAAAATGCGGCAGGAACGGGAAGCGACATTAAATACAATCAAACAGCAAATGACGCAGACGCAAAGCGTCATAGACAATGCCAATGCCAGGATTGAGGCTTTAAGGCAAGAAGGCGCAGCTATCGAAGGTATTTTAAAACTAGAACAAGCTGCTGCGAAGATAGGGGCAGGTACTTACAGCGCCGGAGCAGGGCTTTATGAAGGTCTTGCCGCAGGAGCGGAAAACCTTGGGCTTGATTGGGTGGCCGAACGCTACCGTGCCGCCGCCGAAACACACCGGAAAGCTGCCGAAGAAAGAATGGATCAGTTTCAGAAGGTTGTTGAGAATGAAACAGCCTGGCAAATATCGCAGTTTGAAAATACAATCAGCGCCGCTCAAGCCGAACTTGCTAAACTCAGGGGTGTGGCAACGGAAACTACTTCAATAGAACGGACAACGACCCCTGGTTATGTCGGAGGGGCACCCAGCAAGAAAACCACTTCCGCCGACTCTGCCCTGCGCGACTTCGCCGCCCAGTACCAGGACTTTGCCGACATAGCAACCGGTGCCCTAGATCAATACAACAACGTTATTCAGCAAACCGACAATGCGCTTTCACGACTTAACACCCAACAGCAAATTCTCGATCTTGAACTGCAAAACGCCGCCATTCCGACGTTAGCGCAAATATCCCAACGGCAATCTCAATACAGCCAGTCTATCCAATACAATACCGAAAAGCAAATAACCCTCCACGCCGCCGCCGAGGAAGGTCGCGCCCAAATAAGAAATCTTTGGGCGGTAATGGGCGCCCTCAACCAGCAGTACGAATCCGGCGCTATATCGGCAGAAGAATACAACGCCGCCATGGAAAAAATCAGCCCGGCCATCCAGCAGCTATCCCAGGACGTGGACAGCTACGGCAATGCCTGGTGGGATGCTGAGTACAATATCAAGGCTGCGCAGCAGGCGCTTGCCACTATGAACGATGAATACGCCGAGAAAGCCTATGACAACGCGACAAAGGTAATGCAGCACGAGGTTGCCATGGCGCGGATGTCCACCCAGGAGCAAATAGAGTACCTTCGTCAACTTCAATCTGCAAGAGTTTGGAATTTGGAGCAGCAATGGGAGATTGAAGAAAAATTATTCCAAAAGTATAAACAAGGCCTCAACGATCAAATGGACGCCATAAAAGACGCTTACGATGAACGCCTCCAGGAAATCGAAGATGAGATCGAGGCCGAGGACGGCGCGACAAAGCGGAAAATTGCCAACAAGCAAAAAGAAATCGACGCTATAGAAGAATCCACCAATGCCCAAATAGAAGCCATCCGCGCTCTTATGGATGCTCTTGACGATGAGCAGGAAGCTTCCGACCGCGAAGAAGCCGAGATAGAACACAACGAGAAAATGGCTGAATTGCAAGAGAAGTACAATTATGAATCTGTTCGAACCGGCCTTAAACATGATCAAAACATGGCTGATATACAAAAGCAAATGGCCGAAGAAGAACGCGACTGGGCGGAGAAAAAAGAAAAATGGGCGCGGGACGACCAGAAAGCGCTGTACCAAGATCAGATTGACGCTCTGGAGAAGCAGGCCGACGCCCGCAAAGAAGCTCTCCAGGAGGAAATCGACGATATAGAAGCGGCTTCAGCGGAAAAGAAACGAGAGTTGCAGGAATATTATAACGATGTTCAAAAGCTAATGAACGACAAAACCCTGGACATGCTGGCCTCTCTGGCCGCTACGGATGAGCAATGGTATAACAAGGCTATTGACTGGATGGAGAATTTTGCCCAGGGCATCCGGGACGGGTCAATAGACGTTGCAGATGCCGTAAGCGATTTAGAGGACCTTGTGAGTGGCGCAAGCAGGGCGAGCAGTTCTTCCAAATCATCTTCTAAAAGCAGTACCGGCGGGGCGATTAGCGATGCATCCAGAAAAACGCCCATTGCCACCATTGGTCCAAGTCAATACGAGGAAGTAAATGGCACGACTTACATGTGGTCGCGGCAACTGGCTTCCATTCTGGGTAAATCGGTAGAATGGAACGATACTACCCAGATGGTCAAAATCGGGTCAAAATGGTTCTCGCCTTGGAAAGTAACAAGCGATGACAAAGCATATGTCGGTATCCGGCAAGTGGCTGAAGCATTGGGTTATAAGGTTGAGTGGAACGATCCGTATGTGAATATTTATCCCAAGGCTCACACAGGGGCGTATGTGGCTGAAAGCGGTATAGCTGAATTGCTCAAAGGTGAGCGCGTTCTTTCCCCGCAGCTAACCGTCAGCTTTGACCGTATGGCACAAGTCCTGGCAAACTTCCCCAGTATCCCGGATCGCATAGCAATGATGAGTCAAGGCGGGGGAGGATTCAGCGATGCTCAAGTTGACAGGCTTATCGCCGCCATAGAGAAGCGCAAGGGCGTTCAAATTAATACCCTGTTCCATGCCGACAGCGTAGGCTTTGAGGATACCGCCGACATGGATATTTTCAGTCGCAGGATGGCACGGTCAATTAATTCACTATCAACGGCAAGGGGGCGAGGATAGAAATGGCTTTTAGCGTTGACGCCAACAATATTCTTCAGCCCTTGGGCGTAAGTGTCCTTGGTGATTCCCGGTATGAACTTCTCCCTGAAACCAGGGATTACACCGAGGAAATCCCTGGCAAGGACGGGGAGATTGATTTTGGATGTGACTACCAAAGTCGGGTGCTGGAACTTCACTGCGCTGTTGAGATCCTGGCCGGCAGCGCTCAAAAAACATTAATGCGGACCATTGCCGGGCAGTTGGACGCGCAGTCCGGAACCACGACATTAACTTTTGCCGATGAACCGGGGAAGGTTTACAATGTGCGCTATGCCGGCAGTATTGATTTTACGCCGCATACTACCTGGCTTGAAATGACTATACCTTTTAAGATGTTCAATCCGTTTATTCAAGGTACGCCGCAAAAGTCTCTCACCGGGTCCGGAACCGCCGTCAATGCCGGCAACAAAGAAACACCGTTTACACTGACCATTACGGGTCCGGTGACAAATCCGAGCATCGTTGTGACCGGGTACACAATGGCTTATACCGGGACGATTGAGGCCGGGAAGTCTCTGGTTGTGGATACCGAAAAAATGACGGCAATTTACGACAATGTTAATGCGTTGCCGAATTATAACGGTGTGTTTCCGAAGCTTCAACCTGGAAACAATACTGTGACGGCAGCGGCGGCAGGAACTACAACAATAACTTATTACGATTGCTGGATCTAGAATCATAGGAGGAATTACCCATGTTCTTGAGTGTGCCTGAATATATAGAAATCAAAACTTCTCTTGGTGCAACTGCGGCCTATATTTCTCCATCTAGCGATAGTTTAAAGGATTGCTGGATCGATAACGAGCTCAACGGCAAATGTACCCTGGAATTTTCTGTGCCGCTTACTTCCGACAAATGGCAATACCTCACCGATGCTTACCGCATTTACGCCGGGGGCAAGGAGTTTGTTATTCTCAACCCTGACGCCCTAGAAAAATCGCGGGACGGCCGGAAAATTTGGGGTACTGTTACGGCTCACGAGTCCTGGGTGCGGCTGGGCAAGGACTACGTTGACCCCGCCGGTATTTCCAACGATCCCAATACTCCAAG